ATAGGCGCAAAGGACTTTCCTCAAACCGAGTTCGGTAGTGCTACCGTTGATATTCAAATAGGATATTGGCGCAAGGCTAATGCTATCCATAACTGGTTCGTTCAGAATTGTCAAGGTGGTGAGGACGATTGCCGTAAGTCTTTCGTATCGCGTAATCATCTTATTGAACTGAGAGACTTATGTGTATCCGTAATGGCTGAGAAAAATAACAAAGATATGGCAGATGAGTTTTTGCCTACGGCTTCGGGGTTCTTTTTTGGCGATACTAACTACGACGAGTATTACTACGAGTATTTAAGCAATACGATTACGCTACTCAATACGCTACTAATCACCGTACCTGAAGGCTGGGACTTTAGTTACCAAAGTAGTTGGTAGAGAGATGAGTAAGCCAATGTGTCCGTGGTGCGGAGACCTTTACGAAGTTACTGCGTGGGGAATACCGCACGAGTGTAAAGAGGATAGAGAGGATAAGTAATGAGAAAGATAACTCTAATAGTAGATGATGAGTGGTATAAAGCCATTGTTAATCTAACTAATGACGTGTACGCTGGAGAGACTTGTAAGTGGGTAACCGTTGAGGAAATGCCTACCGTGAGAGAAATGGACGGAGTAAGTTAGTTTGTGTTGGCGCGACAATGTGCCTGTTTGATGTAGTATAAACCCGTGGCTACCAAGCCCATTAACGAAAAGGAATACAATGACTAAAAAGGTGAACGTAGTATTTTACGCAGAAACAATTAAAAACGCTGAAAAGGGTGGCGCATGGCTAACCACTATTAGAATTACTGATGAAGGTATGGATATTCCTAACGAAACCCTTACCGCAGCGTGGTCAAACGCTTCCGCAGCGAAGCGTTGGATCAAAGAAAAGGTACAAGAACTAACGCCACGCAAATCGTTAAAGTTAGTGGCTACAACGCAGAACTTAGACGCTAAAGGCAAGCCTTTAGCATGGGTAGGTCAACTCGGATACAAGCGAGACGTGTAATGAGTTTTACAGAGCCTATTATTCCAAATCCAGATTGGGGCAACCCATTTCCAAGTGTGATTCCAGATTGGGACGATGATGATGATGACGATTGACACTTTAACCGTAATAGGAACTATGATTGCTTTAATTGGTTTACTAGCCACAATGCTAATCATGTGGAGAGAGAACATATATTTAACAAAGAGAGTTAAAATGCTTCAAGTTCTTTTGAGAGAAGAAAGACTTAAAACTTAGTTTTCTATGCGGGACATGGGAACGTATCAAGGCGTTAAAGCACCTCTTTAACCTTTCTAATGCTAAGGGCGGTCATGACTCTCCCTTGACGAGCCGTACCTGCGCCTAGATACTAAGAAAGCCCCCCGATTGGGGGGCTTTCTTATTTACGGTTTGATAAATTATCTATTAAGAGTCCTGCTCTAGGGCTATCACACCATACCTCATGTGAGTTTTCAAGGGGTAAGTAGAGCAAGTCCCCTGGATTTAGCGTATAGGTAATGTCGTTATCTATTTTCCAAAAAGATGTACCTAGTATTTGCCAATAGAATATGTCATGAGGGTCGTGGTGGTCTGAAACAAGCCTATTAGATAGAGAGATTCTTATACCTTGAAAATGCCAGTCGAGAGAGCAGTCATGCCCCCTAACTTTATAGTAACCACAGGTAGTATCCTCTTGCTCATTGTTTAAACCGTATAGAAGTTCTGATACCCCTTTAAACTCTTTAAATATGTCAGAGGTTTGAGGGGCAAGCCAAAACTTGCTTTGTATTTGTACGTTACCGATTGATATGAAGTCATTATTATTATGCTGCTTTACCCGTTCATTTAAGTCATGATTTGGGGTAAGTGACTCTTTATATAAAAAGTTTAAAACGTCTTCCCACGTAATGCTTGGGGGTTGGTAGTTTTCAAATACAATACCGTGACTATTCTGCTTAGCCTCTTTAATTTTATCTAACATCATGGCTTTGGCACTTCGCAGAAGTCAGTTGAGCAATACTTTTCACCAATAGCGTCGGAAGCCATGCCTGCGTACACGTCAGTAAAGTCAATAGGCAGGAGAGAAAGCGTGTAGTTATCGTAGGCTTCTTGCGTCATTTGAGTGTAAGGCATTTGAGGATAGACATGGTTGCCCATAGGTAAGAACGAAACAGTTTTTAGTTGCCCGTCAAACATATGAAGCACAGTGCCAACAGCATCTTTTTCCTTAACCGCGTCAAAAGAGACCGTTACAGATACAGAGTTGTCAGACCAATGGCGTTGAGCCATAGCAGCGAGAGATGTCTTTTCAAATATAGAAACGTCCTTCTCTGAGCGGAGAGCCATAGACTTAATTGGGAAGAACACCACCGAAGTAGATGCTGGTGACTCTGAAGCTGGCTCTACTCGGTAGCCGCTAGCTTTGAAGAGGGGCAGCATAGGATCTTCATTACCAAATCTAATAGCACGAAGGAAGTATTGACCGCCAGGAGTCCAATGTACGCCAGGAGATTCTCCAGCCAAGATAGAGACAGTTCCCGAAGGCTTTACAGTAGTTGTTTTAATAGATTCGCGGATACCAAGCCACTCTGAGTATGACTTATCGTACTGCTGAACAACATTGTAACCAGCGTCCATCCACTCACGAAGAGTTGGAAGCCCGACTCGGTCAGCAAAGTTAGCCACACCAGACATAGAAGTTCCAATACGGCGATTACGCTGCATGATTGCGTTGGTCTCTTCCCAGTGAGTAGGCAAAAGAGTTACAGTCTTAGCGTAGAGATAAGCAAATTTAAGAGTTCGTTTAAAATCTTCAAGAGAATCATGGCGATTCAAATAGGTTTCAACCAAAGTACAGCATTCAAATGATTCAAGAGATTGCTCAGCGCAAGGGTTGTAGCCCGAAGCTCTCCAGTCTTTGTTATTAGCAGGGTCAACAAGGCGCCCGTACTTACGAGTTACATCCATCCAGATAACGCCAGGCTCACCATTGAGAGCGATGCCCTCAACAATGCTACTTAAATCTGAACCAACGCTAACCTCAACAGAATTGTTAGACATCCAAGCCCAGCCAGGCGCTTCAGAGTCGTAAGAGTTGCGTTCTGGATAAATCTCAGCGTTCTTCAGATTAAGAAAGTCTTTGTCATCTAGCCTGCCCATAAGCAGCTCAGCTGAGCGGCGGACGTTGCCTGAAACTACGCAAACTCCAATTAGATTACCAAGATCGGCAATATCTTTACGGGTTAGTTTCTCTCCAGCACGGTTTTTAAATATAGAACGCACATAGTTGTGAAGACGAATTAAAGGCTCTGGGCCCGCAGCTGTTCCGCCGAAAGTCTTGATTGGCTCGCCCGCAAGGCGGATTTCTTTGTAATCAAATACTGGAGCCTTACAATCTGATTTGAGGTAGGCATTGATGAGGGTGGCAGTTGATTCAACCCACCCTTCTCTGGTATCTGGGATGACGATTGGATCGGTGTCTGGTTGTGGTTCATAAATAGTAAAGTCCTTGTCTGCGCCCTTATCATCAAAGCCAACGCCCACTCCGAGCATTGAAGCTTCCATTAGAAAAGCAAATGGTTTGGCTGGGTTGATCTTGGTCATGGATTCTGTGGATACAAAGGAGCAGTTTTGAAGAGCGGCTGAGTTCTTCTGTTCATTTACAAGTGGCGTGCCCATAACCCACAGTCCTCGGCCTGGTGGCGTCCACTTAAGATTAAACAAGCGGTCAAACGCCTCTTTAGCAGAAGACTGAGCCTTGGAGTCGTTCCAAGGTAGTCGGTTAGTCTTGGCGTGATCTTTCTGAATAGAATACATGCCGTTGATAACGCGCTCGCATACATCAACCCAAGTCTCTTTAGTCCCGTCAGCCTTTAAACGTGAGTAGGTTCGAAGAAAGGTAATCTCCCCAACCGAGTTCCCGCCAGCATCTACATACCCCCAAGGCACTTTCTTCTCCTTGTACCCTGTGACAAAGTCTTCGGCTAAATGAAACGATAATGGCATATGTTTTCCGTTCTGCTTAGGGTTTTATAGTTTACTTGCTGCGGTACAACTAGTTCAGCAGGTATGGTGCTATCCACCTCTGCTATAGGCCTCTTATATGATAAGAGTGGTTACTCGTCTTCTATGAGTTCACGTATGATTTGCGTAGTTTGCTCTTCGTTTAGCCCATCATTTGGTAACTCTTTGAGCACATTTGCTCGGTCTCCAAAGATGGAACTTAACACACCTGCAGAGCCTTGTCGCTCTACAGTCATGCGAATAAACTCACGTGAATCGTCTAATTCTTTGGTCGTCTTGATTAATTTAAATAGGCGGTCTATCTCTTGAGAAACATTAGGATCGGCGTATCCACCGCTCATTTCTTCAGCAAAACGCATGAAAGCAACACGTTGCCCCTGCATTTCAATGATTGCATTGATAAGGGATTTAAGTTGATCTTTAGTTTTTACCTCAATAGGTAACTTGAAAGCGCACACTGAATCAGGCTTAAAAGCTGGGCAGCTAGAGGCTACAAAACAAGTATTACATACCCTAAGTGATGATGCCTGAGAGTGTACAGTTTGTACATCTTGGATGAGCCCGTTCTCGTCTACGGTGCTAGAAATACCGTAACCAAACACGGGAAGGTTGCCCATTTCTTCAGGCTCACGGGGCAAAAGTTTCCGCATCCCAACCCCCTTGTTATCAATACTAGGTAGGGGTGTTTCCGCGTTTGATACTACTTCTAGTTCATCGCTGTTATCATATAAGAAGCCCTCATCAGTCACGCCGTTCACCTTTCGTTCAAATTGGCCGTATGACCACACTGCTAATCGGCAGACTTCCTTAGGGTCGTCTTCCAAAATCTTATCTATATCAAGCCCAGCCTTTATATATACGTTCCGATACCTAGACCTAGCTTGAGCCTTCATACGCTTTGGGTAACGCATCAGCTTCATGCCGTCCCATACGATAGTTTCTCCGTGCATCATAGGACTGAGCCAAGACATAGTGCTAGCCGATTCAATACTTACTTGGCGTAGGTTATCTGGTTTAGCGCAACCTATCGCATGAAAGCGTGTGCCATTGTTTCGAACATGTGTTCGAGTAACTACGGCAAGCTGAGGCTCATCCTCGATGGCATAGCCAGGGATTGCTATATCTAAGTAAGTATCTACCATTAGATTCAAGCCTTTTAATCCAGAAGCTGGATCCCAGACTGGCTGGAACTTGCCTGGTGGAACCTCCGACCAAGCTGTCTTTCTTTGTAGATCAACAAAGGCGGGGTCTATTTCGCTAATTTCATTGAAAGTAGTTAAGCGGTCTATGTTATGTGCAATAAAATCTTCGTATTCGGCGGCAAAAACTGCGAGCTCGTCTGGGCCCAGAGATGTGCCTTTTGGGATGCCAGGGTACACATAAATAGAAAAATCATCATTAAAATAGTTATCTAATAGGTAATCTTTGTTTTTAGGTAAGCCCCGCTCCCGCAGCCGCCAGAAGCTCACGCCTACCTGGGTGGCTGAAGTTGTTTCTAATAGAGTACGGTTGCTGGGAACCTCTGCTCCTAGATATATTAGCTTCATTGTACGCGTGGGTCTTCTTTTATTGCGTCTTGCTGGTTGGCTATTTCTGTAGATATATCTTCCCAGCTTTTGCGGCCTACGCGGCTATCTGGTCTAAATTCCTCTTTGACATAAGATGGTTGTAGAAACACCATTGTTGTAATTCCAACTTCTAATAGGTCTTTAGCCAACACTGGGTTAGAAGTTATAACCATCTCAACTGGCCCTTGACCGCGACAGTACTCAACTTGACGAAACTCTATGTTCTCTGTCATTGAGGGGATATCACGACCAATTAGATCATCAATTTTATTAATCTTATGTTGGCGTAACCACACATCGTCTACTTCTTTATTAGAAGATATTAAAAGTACTCTATTGTTTTCGGCAAGTAACCTGTATAGACCAAGGCCTTGATAGATAGGGGTATGAGTATGCGTACGCAGTACGCCATCTATAAACATTAAAAATGTCACGAATTAATTCTCCAACTACCTAGTTAAATAATACTTGCTTCTGCCTCATCAACTGCGTCATCTAGTGTCCGCGTATGCTCTTGTGAGCAGTTACCGCACTCCCTACACATTACTTTCCTAGCATAGTACGTCTAATTAAAGTATCAGTTGTTGGCAACTCCATACCATAAGTAGATTGTTCGTACTCCTTACGACTACGCGTAGATATATCTTTTAATTTCTTTAAGGCCTGAACTGTACCAGCAGATTTGCCTGCTTGCCAACGATAGTTAGCAATATCTGAGTACCCTTGCCCCTCTGGGCTAAACGCTACTTTTCTACCACTGTGTATATCTTCAAACAAAGCAGAACCTTGTTGAATAGCTAACTTTAACGCAGACTCTGCGTTTCGTCTTGCGTGGTCAGTAGTAGCAGAGCCTATTGCGGTTAATGCTTTTGAATAGCGTGAAAGAATTTCTGTAGTCATTGAGGTATCTTGGGCTAGTTTACGTTCCCATAACTTATTAACTGGTGCTCTGCGAATCTCTGGTTGAACTGTCCAGTCGTCATTAGTAAGCGAGTAAGCAGCATAAGGTTTAATTGAAATGATATCTGACTTTACATTTACGTAGAAAGTAAGTTCGTAAGCCTCTAAAAAGTTATCAACATAAGGATGAAGGGCTGTTCTAAAATCTTCATTAAACATATCAGCTATCTGTTTATCACTTAATGCTTTGTATTCTTGATTAGATTGGCGGAATGCTAAATAGTTTATACCAATTAAACAATCTAAATCAGCTGGTTTGCGAGCAGCAGTCCATTGATACGATACAGCTGATCCAGCAAGCCAAGCATGAATATAACCCTCAGGGTTATAATAATGAACGCGAAGGTGTTCAAGTAAGATTCTTAAAATTGACGATCTAACTGCTGGGATTAACTTTCCATCCCTAAATAGCCGTGGATCGAGCCCTGCGGAAGATGGGGCAAAATACGAAGTTTCTGAAGGCTCTACGTCTACTGGAGTTGCTTGCGCAACCAGTGCGTCGTATAAGTTCATCTACTTATTATAGTTCTTTTTCTCGCTCTTCTTTATAGATAACGTCATAGCGCTTCATCTTTTCTTCAATCTCTTGCGCTAAAGGCCGTGTCATGTAACCGCACGAATTGTGCGCGTTTATAAATGATTGCGCCCAAATTAAACCAAGTGTTTCATTTTCGGCGCTATCAATTTGAAATGACGCTTCGCAGTTGCAGCTCATCTCTATAAACATGGGGCCACCTCTTTAAATGTGTGTATGTACAGTATACCCCTGAGCTACAAGCCTTTAGTCGTAAAGGCCACGCTCTTTATAGGCCTTTTGCTGGTTGTACATTTTAACAGGGCAAAAATCGCATAAATGAACCTTAATTGTGGATTTAGCCAACCCTTCGGCAGCACGTTCTTTGTCAGTACCTGGTTTAAGCAGTTTACGGTCTGTCTTATAGTCTGGACACTGGCCCTTGGGGCTGTTGTGAAGCTTCCAGCAAGACATAGCATCTGCGCTAAACGTATCTTTAAGGTCGTAAAACCCTGTACCAAAAACATCAAGACCTGCAGTTAATGGGCTTTTAGAAGTAAATTGCTCTTTAATCTGAGCAACAATTGATTCTTTAATCTTAGGTGTCATCCAATATACCCAGTTAATATCTACAAGGGCGCCGTAACAACCCTTACGCTCATGCGGGGCGTTAGACTCTGCTAAATATGGGTTTTCTGTTTGATCAAACTTACCATCACCTAAATATTTGCCAGATTTAACATACGGAATCTCTTCAATGCTTTTACAAGTTTTGCATACAAGCAGAAGAATATATTCGTTTTCTAGTTCAGTCTTTGACATGGCGAAATACTACCACAAAGGCTGCGTACTTATTTTATTTCCGCATCCTCAATACCTGTCATATCTGGGCGACCTTTACCTTTTTTTGGTAGTTTATTTTCTGGGCGACCAGTTGCAGTGTTATCTAAACCTTTAGTTGCCTCGTGAGGGTACAAAGACACATCGACTACAGAATCTGGGTCATAGAAACCTTTTTTACCAACTTTAACATGACCATGACCTGATCTTTCAACCTCTGTGTTACCAGGATTAAACTTTACAGCAAACGGCCCAGCTTTGGCCCAACCAGCTGCACGACCTAAAGCAGCAGTCATTTCTTCGTGTGACCCCACTGAACGGCGGTCATCACGATCTCTACGGCGTGGTGTTTTCATTAGTTAGCTCCTGGGCTTACCTTTGCGGTCTCTTCTGAGTTAATAAACCCGTAGTTCATGTAAGGATGCAAGCCAGCGCGGTTCTTAACAACTAACTGGTCACCCATGCCTGGCGCAACTTCTGTATTTGGACGGCGCTTACGATACTTGCCATCTGTTGAACCTTCAATGAGTGAAGCACTCTCTGATCGGAACTTGTTTACGGTCATGCCATTCGGCCTTTCACTAATTTGCTTAACTTGCGTCGGTTGCAAGAGGAGCAAAGATCTGTATGTAACGATTGTACGGGGTTCAGCATCATCCCACACCCCTTACAGGATGTAGAACCGTTGTAAACTGTAGGCATTTCGCGCTGAGTTTCAAGCGCAACATCCATGGCTCCAGCCATGCCGTCGCCTGTTGCGTCTGTAAATAGCCCTGGGTCATTACTCATTATTTATCATCCTGCGAATCTAGCCATTGAGTAGTAAATGTTAATCCGCCATTTTTACGCGCTTCGTCAAGCTCATCTGCGTGTGGGCCTTTTGGACGCGGGTTAAACTTATCGTGAGCAGCTTGAACTTGATAAGAATCGGCAGCGGCTTCTACGGCTTCGCTTAAAGTTTTGGCTTCGTGAAAATCTTTGTTATTGCGGGTCACTATACGGAGCCTCCTAAAGTATTACGGCTGCTTGATTGAGTGCTGTTTGGCGTATTGCTAAAGTCAGACTCAACGCGCTGAGCAGTAGGTGCGGTACGCGGTAAGTCAATAATATCCTCAATACCAATTTCGTTTTCTGTAAACCCGTATCTAGCTGGAAATAGTTTAATCTGAGGTAGTGGGGGGCGGACATATTCTTGAATCTCGGCCGCGCTCATGGTAAATGCGGCTAATGATTGGCTTAGTAAACGCTCTTGATTAGAAGCAAATGGGCCAATGTAAGCCTGTGGTGGGAATGCTGCCTCTTCTGGGGTAATGACTCCAGCGCGGTCTTTATCCCACGGCTTATGGCCGTAGACGCCTCCTGAATATAAGTTTGCTCCGTTTGCCATATTATTTCCAAGCTGGGCGCATACGCGCCATCTGGTCTACACGTTGCTTATCTAACGACATTGGTGATGTGCTGCGAATATTAGCCTTGCCATCGTTTGGTAAGTGTGGAGCAGGCGCAGCCATTGCGTTTTCTACGTTACGTTTTGATAAATATACGTTGCCAATTCGTGAGGCTCTCATTTGACGCGCAATACCGCGAGTGTTTTCTAAACCCTCTGGGTAATAATAATCTGATTGATCAATACGCTCACCGCGGTGAACACCACGCTGGTAGGATCGTTGACCGACTCGTGTTTTTAAACTGTTCATGACGGTATCTGAGGTGCTTGAAGGGCGACCTCTATCGTCACGACGGGATCTAATAGTACCTAAGTATCCATCTGGATATTCTGCTTGCGGTGCGCGTCCAACACCAAGACGTAAGAAATCAAGTTCTGAACGAGCAACAGGAGTACCACCTCCACCATAGTTGGTGTAGGTTCCTGCCATACCCGCAGCGCCGAGGCTCTGCGTATTTTGATGTGGCGCTGTCATATCACTATGGTACGCGGTGTTCCCCTGCTAGAACTGCTAAATCTCTGCGGGGGTCATAACCTGCGCCAACAACTAATGAAACAATGCCTGTTGGTGATTCTAAACCGCTCTTGTCACGGAACCATGCGCTTCCGCCATCCATAGCTGGCACTTGAATCCATAAACGTGGGCCAATTTGATCGGCGCGGAAATGATGAAAGTGACCAGTTAACAAAATGTCTGCCGAACCAACTGGTGTGCGCCCAGTGGCCTGTCCGTGCAACCACTTGCCCATGTCTTTAGCTTGATGCCCGTGCGCCAAACCAATTACAGTACCGCCAAGCTCTAAAGCTAACGTAGCGTGGTCAGCTTTTGGGTAATAAAACTTTACGTGTGATAGCGCGGGGTTTTCCGCACATGCATCTTGCACGGCAGATACAACTTCAATCTGCCATGAGTCAATAGGGTCTGTCATAACAATGCGGTGAGGCTCGTCGTGGTTCCCTGGAACTACTGGGATAAGTAACTCTTCGCACAACGGCGCAAAAGCTTTTATCCATGCCATTAACACACGACGTCCTACGCGAACCTGTTGAGTAACGCCTAGATCGCTGCGCCCAAGCACCATTCCCTTTTGTGAGGAACTGCCTTCAATACAGTCACCCAACTGTGGCAAGACTACTGTTCCAATTTGACGTCCTAGTTTTAATAGCTCTTTATGACGCGCTACTGACTCTTCTATGCCCCTAAGGACTCTTTCTATAGTGGCTTCTGTGCCGCCGCCCGCATCTTTTCCATATTGCGTATCACCAATTGCATAGATTGCATAAAGTGGGCCAGTAGTTTTTTCAACTTTACCAGGTTTCCATTTTGAAATGTCGACAATTAATTTATCGTAATCAAGATCAAGTTCAGATAATAAACCAGCAGGTCTAACATTTACTCGAGCGGCCTCTAGCCATTCACCGTCATATCTTTGCCAACGACTTTTACGAACACTTACTACTTGCCATACTTTTGGATCTAATTCAAAATCTTTAAATAACTCAACCGCGTCTGGTAATTCTCCAGCGGTGCGCGGAGTGGATACAAAATACCCACCCTCTGGCCCAAGTTCTAATCTAGCTCTGTATTCTTGAGGGGTGTTAGCTTTTTTTAAATCGGACTCAACACCGTTTAAATCAGCGTTAATAAGGGTTTTTCCTAGTATATTTAATTTTTCAGACATGTACAGTAACCTCTCAAGTGGGAACGAAAAGCGGTTAACCCAAAAGGCATTGACTCTGCGTTATGTAATTCTTTATATAATGAAGCAAGAACAACGTTTTTATTATTTTCTTTTAACTTAGCAAATGCTTCTTTTTCAGCATCTTCTAATGACTCAATCCAAACGCTTACTACACAGTTAATAGAAGCTTTTTCTTCAAGGTGCTTTGTTAAAATATCCAACATGTTATCCCCTTGTTGTCGTCGTGATGCGTTAAGGTTAACACATAAACATCGCCATAACAACAAAAAACCCCGCCACTAGGGCGGGGTTTAATTGGTAATAATTTAATTTAAATCTGACATTCCTGATTGAAATGAAGGACGCTGACGATTCATAGCTGGGCCAATAATACGGCCGTTGCTTTGAGTAGCTGAGGCTTCTGGCGCAACATGCGCATTAAAACCTACTTTAATTCCGTAAGTTGCTCCATTACGTCCTTGAGCATTTGGGCTTGTTACAAATGTACGTGAAGGCTTAGCCTGTACGTATGGGTCGGTTCCGCCTTTAGCGTTACCTGTCTTCTTAATAAGTGTTCCGCGCTCAGGCATTGCTACTTTGATCTTTGCGCTTGCAGAAACCGTTGGAGCTGTTGAAGCTGGCGCTAACGGCTTTGAGTTCTTAGTTGAATCTTTCATTTATTTTCCTTTGGCCTAAGGTGTTATTAAAGAATAACAGGATTACCGTACTTCTACAGACCAAACAATGGCTGAGATAGTACCTTCATGGCTTTCAATGCTGGCAAAACCAGGCACACAGATAAGGTCTAGCCCTCTAGGTGCGGTGTAACCACGAGCAATAGCAATAGCTTTGGTGGCTTGATTTACGGCCCCAGCGCCTACTGCGCGTAGTTTACAAGACCTTAGCTCATAAATACTATGAGCAATTGCTGACGCAACGGCTTGGGGGTTACTACCTGCGCTTACACGCAGGATGTGTTCTTCAGTTTGTTCAGTCATTTTATACCTCGTTTTACGAATAGTGTGAGTGCTACGTTGAATCAAGTATGAGGTATTAAATAGTAACTGTCTTATTAAATAGGAGTTGGGGCTGTAGCCAGAGCTCCGCAGGAATAGCACTCCATATCAAGCATGTATAAGGCTATTTCCCCATCTTGGAACATGGCTTTTACTTTCCAAAGGGTAGACCCGCAAATGCAGACCTCTACAGGGTCGCCGCGGAGGTCAAGCACCCCATTTCTCCTTTAAGCCTTCAATCAGCTTGCGGTTGGCTTCAATTTCGTTTTCAATCTCAACTACCTGCTCAGGGCTTAGCTTATCTTTATTATCTTGATATACGCGAAGTCCTGTTTCAAAGTTTTGCTCAAAGATAGCAATCTGTACCGCACGACGTTCTTTTACAAATGCTTCTGCGGCTGCTTGATTTGTTTCTTTTTTTTCTTGTCGTTTACTCACAACTCAATTCCAACCCAAAAACATAAAAAATCAATGTTAATTGAGTATTTATCAATAGAAAACCCTAATGATAAACGCTTTCCATAGCCGTAGGAAACCCAGTACTTTTTAAAAATCTTACTCTCTTTATGCATTACCCTTGCCCTCCCCATCCTCCGCCTTTGAATTGTACTGCTGGTGGTGTGTAAACCTTAGTCATATAGTTACCGCACCTATCGCATGCAGGCCGTTCAACGGAATCAAACGTCATGTGCATCTCCACGGTGGAGTCACACGGCATGCATACAAAATCATAATTTGGCATCTTGTTCTCCATATCCTGCATCACGTAGTAGCCCTACAAAATCTTCAAGCCTTAATAAAGTTACCCACTCACCCACGTTAGCTTCGCCTTGACCATTAAGCCTTAGCACTGCTACTGGCAAGTCTTTACCATTATGTCGGTCTTTGAGTTGTTTAATAGTAGCACTTGGAGAAAAATCTTTACGCGCTTTTACCTCCCAGTCAATACCTACTGTGCCTGTTATGTCTGTGCCTGAACGGCCCGCCCCAGTGCTTTCAGCATATGGAAACCCATGCTCAGCAAGATACATGGCTACAACTTTTTGAGAACGATACCCTCTATGTTTACGAGATTGACTTGGCATTAGAACCTATTTCTTAACGCTGACGTGCGTCGAGTAAGTTCACGGCTAGTCAGGCTGTAGTAACGCTCAAGGTTATCCATTGTAGTCTCTAGCATTTTACGATAGGCATAGGCATACATTTTTGCCGTAGATAGTTCAATAATCTCTGGATCTACGTTAACAGCAGCTTTTAACATAGTAGCTTTTTCTGTACTCTTGCCGTTAGTTTTAGATAAAAAAGCTTTTGCTTCAGCAGTTGAGTATGTGTTCTCAGCCTCTAGCTCTGCTAAAGCAGCACACGCCACCTGCGTGCGAAGAAAACTGTAATTCTCCATATATTTAGTGGCTAATACCATCAACTCTTGATCATCTACAACTGTAATATCTTTTGGAAATGGGGGCGAATCAATATCTAAGCTACGACGTACAGGTAACCCTTGTGCTTCAAGGACCTTCATTACCTCATCGCTTATGCCAGTTGCTATGATCTTAATCATTTACATATCCTTTACAGTTAGCACATTCATCGGAAGATAGATTACACACTGGAGGCTTTTTATCTCGAACCGCATCGCAGATCATCTTAGCTGCATCAAATAATTCAGTAATTCCAAAATCGCTCTTGTGAACTACAAACTCTTTTGCTTCTTGATTAGCTTTGCATTCATAAATAAGAACAGCCTCTTGCGGTACGTCTTCATACCCAAGGAGTTCGGCTAACTTCATATAAATTTGAACTTGTGTTATATGTTTTTGAAACGGTGCTTTTAACGCTCTCCATGCCTTTTCAATGTCGTTATCGTTTTCAATTAATAACTCAGGAGCTTCCCATCTAAGAGTTCCTACACCTACTGACTTAATCTCAAGCATTAATGGGTCGTTAAGACCTACTAGCCAACCATCTGAGTGCCCACTAATACGCAGTGGTTCATAAAACAACGGTACTTCGCGGTATTCAAGTGGCCCATCGTGACAGTCAGAACCGCCCCAGAACATCTCTTCGCATTCAACGCAATACCACTTACCATAAAGTACGTTCATCTGCTGGAACCAGCGCTGCCACTTTGCATGGATAAAATGACCTTCTTCAAACACTGATAGAAGGCGCATACTCATTTTTCTATTGGCCTGTGGTGATTGGCCTAATAATTGAAAGTAAGACGCACGGTAACACCAGTTACCGCTTGCCATCTCAGATGGGTGTAGAACGTCTGTTCTACGTGATCCATCTCTAGGCTTAGACAATAGAAACCGCTCTACTGAACCAAGAACACGCGTATCTTTTTTACCCACTTCAATGAACCTCTTTAATGTGCCACTTGGTTTGTATTTCATAAGTAAAACCTATCACGATTTTTTAGTTTCTACCCAATCTTTAAATGAAATTCCTGCTTTAGTTGCTTTACGCTTTAACGAATTGCGTTCACGGTGGCTCATACCGCCCCAGATACCGTGCTGCTCTTCCATTTTATCTGCGTACAGTAAACAATCTTTACGCACAGGGCATTCTGGTAAACCATCTTTGCCATAGCATACGGCTTTAGAGACCTGTGCTATTGATTGGTATTTAGATTTGTCTCTTGGGGGGTACCAGAGTTCGGTATCCATCCCTCTACATTTGGCTTTGTGTCGCCAGCTTTCATTGTGTCCAAGATCTGATTCGTACAAGTATGCTCCTGAAGAGTAGAGCGAAGCTCTAGAAAATCATCTTCAGTTAACATTACGTAGTTCTCGTTGTTAAGGCTGAAACCGAGGATAGGCATCCGACTGTCAAGAATTGCTTCTTCAACAATCTTTTCCAAAACCGTCGCTTTGACGGTAAAAGAAGCTTTGCCCGTCCACTTATGCTCTATGAGCAAATCAGTAGAACGCACATCGCCTTTCCGACTCCAGAAAGCTCCGCTTCCAGCGCTACGCTGTCCGCCAACTTTCTTTGCAAGTCGGTCCTCATGCTTCTTAGACTCTCGCTGGCCCTTACTCTTCATAAGCGAACTTAGACCCAGCTTTAATTGAGTCCAGCACGTCCCGTTCAAGGGCCTCTTTCAAGTCAATCTCTTCCCGTATTGAGGCAAGCATAGCATCTGCACCCTGCCATTGTCGATCCCCGTATCGGTAGTAAGCCCCAGCACGGACAATAACCTTGTTTAACTTACCAATAGCGATTAATTCTTTACCAAAATCAAGTTCTCCAGCAGGTATTTCCCCGCCCTCAGCAAAATAAAAATCAAAAGAAGCCACACGTGATGGTGGGGCGGACTTATTCTTTAATACTCTAGCTTTAATTGTTTGGCCAACACGATGCTTGTCCTCACCAGTTCCAGCCTCAATCCACTCATCTCTGCGTACATCTATACGGGTAAAGTAACTGTAATTCTTTCCCTTACCTCCTGGGGTAGTGCGCGGGTCGCCGTACATAACCCCAACCTTGTCGCGCCATTGATTAATCATAATGCCAATAAACGGGCGCTCAAACTCTGTAAGACTACGTTTAGATGCTAGTCCAACTTTACGAAAAAACTTATTAGTAAGTAACGCGCCACGACCTACAGTGTGCTCGTCCATGTTTTTGTCGTCTTCTGCGCTGGGCACTAACGATGGAAGTGAATCAACAACAATACAATCAATTGCTTTACTCTCTACAACCTGTATAACCGCCTCGTACGCCTCTTCCATAAGGTTTGTAGATACTACGTACACGCGAGAAGTATCAACGCCGCACATTTCTGCGTATTTTGGCACCCACTGCTCTGCTGCTACCCATACAGTTGTAAAGTCTGGATTAAGTTTTTGATTTGCTGCAATAGTTTTTAATGCAATTGCTGTTTTACCTTGACTCTCTTCACCAATAACCTCATGCCACTGATTAATTGGCCACCCACCACCTAGCGCTACGTCTAAAGAAATAGAGCCAGTAGTTATATAACCCATAACATCATCTCTAATGTCAGACCCTAAAACAATTGTGCCTAGGCCCATTTTTTTATTAATTGAGCTAAATACTTTTGCTAACTCACCTGTAATTGCCATTAAATATGTCCAATGATTGTCTGTGGATTAAACCCGCCTGCTTGCACTTGCTTTGATGGTTGAGCTGGCCCTGAGGCCTGTGGCCCGCTTGTTATGCCTTTGCCCATACCTGAACCGCTTTGTGTGATTGGGTATCCGCAATCATAACAACGTTTACGAGACTCTGCAGTTGCGCCTCCTACGTAGTTACCGCTACCACATCCTGGACACCGATCCGCCATAGGAACTGCGGGAGCGGCCACTGGGTATGAAGGCTGTTGTAACTGATATGGGACCTGCTGTTGCGGAACGTAAGTAGGCTGTATAACTTGTTGTTGAGGTACGGGTTGAACACCCAGTTTTTTTGCAAACCAATCAGCGTTACTCATTATCAATATCCATATCTACTCTTCCTGAACTTATTGCGGCAGTTTCTAGTATACCAAGGCTAAGCCCAATAGATAAAGCGCCAATTAAAGACGACATAGAAATTGCCTTATATATAACAGAAGAGGCCTCTATTTCTTCTTCAGACATTTCATTATTAGTTTTAGATTCTTGTAAAGCAAGCATAGTAGACACGCTCATATCAGAGATAGAATCAATAAAAGGCATTAACTCAAAAATACCACTAAGGCGTAGATCGCTATCTTCTTTTTCTTTAACGTCGCCCTCATCACTAACTCTATTTAAACCAACGCCCTCTGCTAAAGAATTTGCAGGAGCTAGCCCTGTGTCGTATAGGTACCAACGAAGCATAGTTGATAACGGAATCTCTGTAGATATAATCTCAAACTTTTTCTTTCTTTTGTTATACCACGCCATGTTCAACCCATTTCTTTTCTATTTGTTTACTCATTTTGCCTCTCCCCACTTGGTAACTACTTTAATATCTGCTACTAAAGGAATGGGTAGGATCTTAATTTCTTCCATAGCCTCACGGATAGCGCTGATTGTTTGGTCTACCAGATGGTCTGGGGTTAACGTTACAAGCTCGTCGTGCACTGTAAGGATCAATTTAGCACCTTCTGGGATCATCTGATGAGCACGCACCATAGCAACTTTAATAATGTCAGCAGCCGAGCCTTGAATCCTTGTGTTAAACGCTTGACGCTCAGAGCTAGACCTAAAGCTGTGGACTTTAGACGAAATATCAGGAAGATAGCGTCTACGCTTTAAAATTGTAGTAACGTACCCTTTATTACGAGATAGGCCAATAACCTTAGCGCGGTAGGTGCTAACAGCCGCAAATTTATCAGAAAAGTCAGTCAAAAGCTTTTTTGCCTCATTGACCGAGCACCCAATAGAACGTGCAATCTTGTCAGGGCCTACGCCATAAGCCATAGCAAGCACAAGAACTTTACCTGCTTTACGGTCTACCCCCATCGTATCCCCTACCGTAGTGTAAATATCCCCACCATCTAGATAGTTTTTCATCATAATGGGGTCTTCTGACATTGCCGCAATTACGCGAGGCTCAATCTGTGAGTAGTCGGCTACTACCAATTTGTACCCGTCAGGGGCTGTAAATAAATTACGGATAGAGCGCCCGTGCGCAGTGTGCGGAGCAGGTACATTTTGAAGGTTAGGGTTACGGCTAGAAAAACGACCAGTCTCTGCACCCCATTGAACAAAATCACCGTAGATGCGGCTATTAACTAACATAGACTCTCGGGTTTCAACTTTTGACTTACCGCCCACGGTTTTAGTTACCTCACCGCCTAAATACGGAATTACGTACGTACTCATTAACTTGTTTAAATCTGAATAAGTTAAAAGGGCGTTTACCAACTCGTCTTTTTCTCGGTAAGGCTCTAACGCTTCGGCAGATACGGAATAGTCTTTGTAGTCAAGATCAGTCTCTGCTTTTTGCAACCCTTTACCAGTAAGGAGCTGTGGGCGTAACCCTCGACAGCCTTCGTCGCGAGGCCCGTATAAAATGTATTGTTTTTCATTATTTGAATTAATATTAAACGGCTGACCAGCAATGCGATAAATATTAGATCTAACCTCTTCGATCTCAAGCACTAGCCTGTCATGAAGAATCTGTAATTCATTTGTATCGATAGGCGCGCCAGTCAATTTCATATCGCAAAGCACCCGAAGAACATCCATCTCTAACTTCATAACGCCTTCAACGTCAGCAGCGATTAGCTTTGGGGCAATAGTCTTCCAAAGAATAAATGTGTATTTAGCGTCTAAGTAAGAGTACTTAGCTACGTCACTAAACGAATAAAGCTCAACCTGATGGCCAATACCCTTCTCCATGCTGTAACCAAGCTCTCGCTGTAAACAGTCGTCTAAACCTAATTTGCCTTTGTTCTTGTTGTCATATAAAAAAGAAGCCATTAGCGTGTCAAAATAAGGCCCTGGAGGCACACTGCCTCCGTAGTACTTTGCTACAGAACTAAGATCAAAAACTAAGTTGTGACCTATAGTTAATATGCTGTCGTTAAACATTAAAGGCTTAATTGTTTTAAATACTTCTGCTGGAAACAACTGTGTAGGCGCATCATCAAACACTTTAATTGCTTTTTTCTTATCACGAGAGTAATCCAACTCTCGGGCAGGTAATCCCGCAGCAATTCGTTTTTCACCTTGGCCAGTCAAGGGAAACGATTCAGAAACAAATTCGCCGTGCGGGTGCCCCATAGGAATTACATCGCCTCGGCCATGAGTAGCAAAGCTAATCCAAAGAACTTCGTTTACAGCAGGAGTGCCGCGATGATCTCCAACGGTCTCCACGTCAAATGCAAACGAGTCTTGCTTAAGATAGTAATTAACCATCTCGTTTAACTGTTCTTTTGTTGTAATAACATTCAAGATGCACCCCTTATAAAGCCGAAAGGCTAGGGCCAGGGGATATAGGCCCTAGCCTTTCAGCGAACTATTTATTAAAGAAGTGAAGAAGCAACTGCTTCTAGTTCTTCCCAAGTTGGCTCCTTGATAGCGGAGCGTTCAAACGGCACCATTGCAGCAATTGCTTTTTCAATTGCCTCTTCATCTGTAATGCCCCAGTCCTCAGCGAGGTCACGTGGCTTAACTGGATTAATATGGTACACAGTTGATTGCATCTTGCCTGTACGACTAACTGCCCAGTAGTTCTTTGTTAAAGGCCCTGCTGGGGAGAAGTGTGCGGCATGTAGTGATTTGTACAAACGTGGGCTTGCAATAAGCATTTGACGCTGCGGGCCACCAGGTGCGCTGAGGTTAGCAACTGTAAATGCTTTTTTATCTTCAGGCTTACTGCCAATCTTTACACACAACGGGTCATTAGCACCTAGTGAAATGAATGAACGCTTACCTGATGTAATTTGTGACAAGAAGTGCTGCTTATAGATGGCGAACGGGCCATCTTGGTCAAGGAATTTAATTACTTGAAAGTCACCATCGTTGAATTTAAATTCAACTGGGTAACCGCCTGCTGGTGCAGATGCTTTATCTGCGGCTTCCCAACCAGATTGAATTACTGAGCTTGTGCTCTGGGCTGGTCGGTCTTCAATTGCTGTGTTAGAAAACTCGTCGTTCTCTGCTACGTACTCATCTGTTCTGTTTACTGCCATTTGTTTATCATCCTTTTATTTTAGTTTGGTTTAGTTTCGTTTGCTCGGATGTTATTCCAAGCCTCGGCTATCTCATTGCTGAGCTGTCGGTGTGCAGACCATTCTATACGTTTTATGTTTAGAAGTCCAGCCGAATCAAACAACCGAATTACTGCTTCCACCATAGCCCTAGAGTAAAGTCTACGGCCTTGATGGTCATCCCCCTTAGAGTCCTTCTTAGCGGGAAGTCTATATGGTGAGGCGGGTAAGTACCCCTCTTTTATCCAAGTACGGATAGTAATAACTGGACGACCTAGGGCCGCAGCAAGGGGCCCAATAGTAAACATCTCTACCTCATTGCCGTTAGGCAAAGTTTTTTTATAAGGCTTAGTATCCCAGTGTAGATCTAGTTTTACTTCTGGAGCCTTCTCTACCAACGGCTTTCTTTTACGTTTGCTGTTAGGGTAATAAGAATCCAGATCTTCAAATAACTTGTCTATCTCATCTGACATTACTTATCCAATAAAAATGCGTACGATACTTTAGAGGGAAACATAGCGTCAATATCTTCTTCTGTTAAATAGTTTTCATAAAACGCAGACATGATAGCTCCCTCATCAATAGTAGGAACCATTTTTATGCAAAAATCTTTGATGCCTTTTTTAGTAAGAATTTCTTCTGCAACATCCATGTCAAGTGATTTAGAAACACGGCGTTGACGTGTAAGAGTTACATCTCCTGTAACTTCATCAGTGATTGTAAGTATGCGATGGCCTCGATCATCGGCCTCTACTGCGTCTACAACTGTAATAAGTCGTTGTTTAATTTCTGTTTGACGCTTGGTAATTAAATCAAGTTCGTCCTTGAGCATAAGATATTGACGAATAGTATTTTTAAGTTCTTGGTCTTCCATGTTATCCCCTTTAACTAGAAGAATAACTTAATGCTTTAAAGGTTAGCTGTCAACCTCAGCAATATAAGCCGCTAGTGCTTTAATAATGACACTAGTAACTGTGACGCCTTCTTTAGCAGCTTTTTTTTGAACAGCAAGCCATAGGTCATCAGGTACGCGGATAGTACGCGTAGGGGTCTTAGGTGCGTTAGGCATTGAACAATTATACCTTCTCTGTGTAGGTTGTTGGGTGTAAATGCTTTAAATTATAGCTGATGCTAAAAACTGTTTAAGGCCCCCAACACTTAAAGGCACTCCGCCGTCTTTATCTAAGCCTTCACCATCAAGAATAGCGTCAGCTACTGAGCTTTTTTGTTGTAAAGACTCATATTGGCGGATCTCAATAGACCCCTCAACTAACAGATCTTGAATAACAATAGACGGCCAAACGGAAGACGCTCTTTTTATACGTCCGTTTCTTTGGACGGCGGCTCCTGATGACCATGGTAAGTCGTAGTTGACGAGGAGATTAGCCGCAGGTAAATCCACACCATAACCGCCAGCATCTGAAGAAATAAGCACCCGAATACTAGGATCAGTGTTAAAAGCAATTTTATTCTCCTCTTTAGTTTTGGCATCTAACTTTCCTGAGTATAACCGACACTGATCAGGGCCAAGCGCCTCAGCAATCTTGTCAAGCATGTCTACGTATGTAGCAAAAATAACTACTTTATTTGCGTCGTCCTGTTCAAGAAACTCTTTAACATATTGAATAAGATAATCTAATTTGGGAGAGGTAATAACGCCGTCTATGGCGCCAGAGCTATTCAAATCGTTTGCGTAAGAAGAGCCTTCACCCATTTGCAAATTAAATTTAAATGCGCTGGTGCGAAGAAGGTCAGGGTGGGAACAGAGCATCTTTAATGCCCCAATCTTAGACATAATCTTACCGCGCATTTCTTCCGCAGGCCCGCCGCGCTGAGAAGAGTACCCATAATGAGATAGCACGTTGAAGGATGAGCCAAATAAAGCTTGAGCTTCGTCTAAATCAAATAGTAAGTCGTCAACAATTCGAGAGTATAGCTTTGAACACTTACGATCAAAATTAATTTTGATTGGATCGTTGTGAATAGTGTCTGGCAAGTAGGGGGCGACATCTGGATCTTTTTGAGCTTTACGAACAGAAGCCTCTTTCATCTTTGTATGAAGAGTATCTAAATTTCTATAATATTGAGGGGCGCCCCAAGAGTTTCTAACAATAAAAGCGGAATCAAATATATCAAAGCGCCCGAGAACACTTGCATCTACAAACTGCATAATTGAGTAAAGCTCTTCTGGTTTGCCGTTTTCTATAGGCGTGCCCGTTAAAGCAAATCTAAAGGGGGTATTAACTAATTTCTTTACTGCTTTGGATCGTTTTGATTTAAAAGATTTGATAGCGGTTGCTTCGTCAAGCACGACAAATCCTCGCGGGAGCTGTCGTACTTGGTCCCAGTCGTTAACAATTTGCTCATAGTTAAGCACAATGTAATCAACCCCGCTAGTCCGCCAGTCCATAGCTTCGGCGTACTGTTCTTTTCTTTTCTTCGGTGTTCCGTCAATGACCAAAGCTTTAGAAGTTCCATCTGTAAATTTCTCAATCTGATTAGCCCACTGATATTTCAATGAAGATAAGCAGATTATAAGGCCTGGTTCTTTAATTTTGCCCTCATCCATAAGCCGTTCTAGGGCGGCAATGGTAAGCACTGTCTTTCCCAGCCCAAGGTCGTAAGCAACAAGCATGCGAGCACGTTCGCACATGAGGTTTACTGCCTCAGGCTGGTAAGGGAGAAGGGTGCCAGTAAAAGTCATACAAACTGCCTCATGCGAGCCTGCAACAAAGCCATAAGATTTTCAATAGAACCGCTGTTTATAAAAATCTGGTCAACTTTGTAACCGTCCATAGCAGTCTCAGAGACGTGCTCATTAACAGCGTCAACACCAAAACGTTTAACGCGCCAGATTTGACCGCCTAAATCTTTTATAGCGTCCGCTTCATTTGGAAATCTAACGTCAGTAATAACAATTTTGTCACCAGCAGATAAACCAGCTAACCCTTGAGCTACCCAAAACTGGTCATTAAACACAGTACGCGCACCAACTCCTAAAGTTTGAAGAAGGCCTCTAAGTTCTGGAAACTCTACTTTAGCTTTGTCCCAGCCGTACGCATCAACAACACTTTTAACCCTATATTCATCTTTTACTAAAGGGTTTGTTTCATACAACAACTTACGTATAGGGTCAGCAAAAGATCTGTTCTCATATTTGTGAAGGCCAATAAGCATCCCAGCCAAAGTGTCTTTGCCTGATTGCGCGTACCCTGAAAGCCCAATAATCATTTTGCTACTCCTCGTAACTGATGGCGTGCAGTAGACAATCCAGTCAAAGCCTCTGACCTACTCATGCCGCCTACATCCTTTAAATCAATACCGCTGTAATTGAATAACCAGCACTCTACACCCATTTGCTTACACAGTTCGAGTAAGGCTTGAGATGACGCTTTTCCAGCGTCATCGTTATCCATAGCAAAAATAATCCTATCGGCGCCACGTATTAGATTGAATTGGGCGGCAGACACTATGGCCCCATAGGTCGCAACTGCGCCTTCAATACCGATAGAACTAAGCCTAACAACATCCAGCGGGGACTCAACAACAATCATGTCTCCACCTTTGTAATGCTCATACCCAAATAAACTACCGCTTTTTTTTACTTTTACAGGTCTATTATTAAAATAGCGGTGAGAGAATCCTTTTTCTTGCCATCCTAATAGAGTACCTGTTAAGGGTTCTCTAATAGGAATGACCCAGTTACCAGCGCGCTCATCCCATAAAAGCCCGTGCTTAGCAGAGCTCTCTGTAGATAACCCACGAACCTCAAGCGCATACTCTGGAGGCTGTGTGTAAGCAGATAACATTGACTCAGTAACAACTGTTACATCCTCAATAGGCTTGCGCTTAATAGCGTTTGTTAATCTACTAAAGCGAGCAGTAAGACTAGCGGCAGAACCTAACCAATCCCCAACCTTTGCGTACTCAATATCTTGTATATAGCTAACTAGTGAGTAAAGGTTCCCCTTCCAACCGCAGGAGAAGCAAATAAAGGCGCCTGAGTCAGAGTTAATCCACCAAGAAGGGTTATGGTCTATGTGGCCTGTACGCTGCTCGTGCGCGGCACAATAACCGTTAATCTCATCCCCGCGAGTATCTAATACCTCAATGCCGAGGCGAGATAACGTATCGGTCATCTCTTCTATTGTCATAGGTCATCATCGCTAATCTCGCGGAAGTGCCCTGTATTCCAATCCCACATCAGAGACACTTCGCTAAGCCCACCGTTACGGCTAGCAACAACACGAAGCAAACGGGTGTCATCTACATTCTCATCTTCTCGTTGTAGACCAAAGATAACGTCTGCGTCTTGGTGGAAAGAAGATGAGTAACCAATAGAGTCGGCGGTTACCTGCCCCTTCTTCATCTTCCAAGTAAGAGCTTGAGTAGAGATAACAATAGGCTTGTTAATCTTCTGCGCCAAACGTTTTAGAGACCGAGTGATGTTAGTAATAGCCTGAGGAGTGTTTGACTCACCAGACTGCTCATCAATCATTAAATAGGTGCCGTCAATAAATACAATATCTGGATTTTTGCTCTGTACTTTACTTGTTACGGCGCCAACTGTTTGACCGCCAGAAGAATCAACAAACCAGAACCGCTCATTCATACGCTCAATGCTTTCAACAATCTTAAAGTAGCGTGTTTCTTCATCAGGGTTCAAGGTGCCCGTCATAAGCCTGCGGTGAGATATTCGAGCCCGCATTGCGTAGTACCGAGACTTTTGTTCAGAGTTGCTCATCTCAAATGACATGAACATTGGAACTTTGCCATTTAGGTGCGCATTTAAGGCAATCTGTAACGCCAAAGTTGATTTACCAGTTTTTGGTGGAGCAACAATAACAATTAGCTGACCTGGCTGTAAACCAGAGGTTGCCTCATCCATAGTAGGAAACCCTGTAGCCAACCCAAGTAACCCTGGGTTTGCTTTGCGAAACTCGTACTCCTCTTTGGCGTGCTTAGCAGCATCTGTAATTTCTAAATCATTAGATCTAGTAAGGCCCTCTTCCTCTAACCTAATTAACCCGCGCTCCATAGAAATAATAGCGCCTTCATGGTCTTGGTTTTTTTCAATAGAAGATAAAACCTCATCAATGGTTTTAATGACAGAGGCTTTGCGACGGCTTTCAACAGCCCTATCAATTAAATAATCAATACGGTCTTGGATACCTAATGTTTTATAAGTTGGAAAGTTTTCAAGTATAACGTCAAGACTTGGGCACTCTTGATAATTAGTGTAATGATCGTGTAAAAAACGAAACATTTTCTTGTCGTTTACATCAGCAAACCAGTGCTCGTTTACATTGCGCTCTAATGCAGCACCTATGTTTTTATCTTCAACGATCTTACTAATTAATCTTGCGTCGTTGTTCATAAGCTATTGAAGTCCAATCCCCAGTGTCCATATCGTAGCAAACGAGTTGGTAAATCTAACACGCCTATAACTTCGGGTCTATACGGAAGCTCAATAACTAACTGCTCAAACCTATCGTATGTAGTGCAATATCTAAATGGGTTAGTGCCCATCTTGTCAAGCACAAGCATGACCTCGTTTAGTTCTTCTTCAGATAAATCAAATGAAACAAGCTCAAGAGTTACCCCGCGCCTGCTAGTTAATAAAAACAAATAACTTAATATTTCCCGTCTAGTACTTTTATTAACTGTAACAACAGGGAAAACTTTAAATTTCTTTTTTACAATTCGCTCTACATTTAAGAATACGTCGGCTACTACTATTATTCTTTGCGGGAGCTCATTACTGATATCCCCTTTGAGCATTAGTAAACCTCTATTTTTCCAAACCTAATTACAAAGTCACGAAACTCATCGTTTGACCCTTTTGCTTTTAAAGCGTCTTCTTTTGTAGCACGGCTTGATATTTCTAACGGGTAGCTTCCGTTATTTTTATCAATTCGAGTCTGTACAAACTTTGTATGTTTACAAGACTTGCGAGCGTTGTATCCAGGGCAAGTACATCTTAAAGCACCAACATCGTTAGCACTTACTTCAAAGATCCCAGGGCCTGGTATTTGAGCTTGACTTAAAAATACCTGTACTAAACGATTAGTTGGTTGACTCACGTTTTGCTCCCTCATCGTCGTAAGTCCCCACGCTTAGAAGTAATAGGGAGGTAGCCAAAGGCTTCGTTGGCAAAACTTTCTGTAGCGTCACCGTATAGACCTGCCCAATCTTCTAACTCAATGTTAGTGGTAACAATAGTAGGCAATCCGTTGTTAAATCTGGTACGTAAAACGTGATGTAACATATTTTTTTGCCACCCGCTCAAACTAGCATGTTCTTTGCCAACATCGTCTATAACAAGAATTCTGATGTTATAAGCGTCATTTCGGCATTCCCCAAGCATTCCTGAGTAAACAACCTCTTGGTCGTCAGTTGGGCCGTCCATCATAGCCCCCTTTAAATCTAAGATGGCGTTGAACGTTGCAAAATAACAAGGGCGAATTAAAGGGCCGTTATCTTTAACATCAAACGCATCAAGGGGGAATGTAGCCATTACCTCTTGTATAACTGATAAAGCTAAAGTGGTTTTACCGTGCCCTGGCGTGCCCCAGAACATAAGTCCTTTACCGCACCCGTTTGAACCAACAGCCCTAATTACTTTTTTATTCTTAACGGCGTCTAGCCATTTTCTAATCATGGTGAGGTCTTCATCGTTAACCTCAGTGCAGTCTTCTAAAGTCCAACCAAGACGTGCGGTTGGTACGTTGGCCATTTGAACCCATGAACGACGACGAATTTTTAACTCATCAAGTTTAAACATTATCCATCCATTCCAAAGAACGCTTGGCCTTCTCTTTAATAACTTCAATCTCTTCGGTAGTAACCTTAGAACGCTGAACCTCGGTAAGCAAGTTATGGAACTGAACAATAAAACGTTTCCAAACAATCTCAGGATCTATGAGCTTTGTTTCGTGCTTGATCTGACTAAAAAATAACTTCATCATCTCCAGCTCAATAGAACCATCAGTGTTGAACTCTTTACGTTTAGCGTCAAGGGCATACCTAAAACGGCTACGGGTCACTTGCCAAGGCTTAATGTGCCACAGGCTGTGCATCTGCTCGGCAAACTCAAATGCGGAATCTGTAGAAGACCAACTAACCGCGTTAGATTGACTGCGCTTAACCATTCTCTGTTGACGCCTCTCCTCATGCGCCCCTACTTTTTCAGTATGTTGTTTTTCGCGGAACTTGCGTTGCGCCTCTAAGCGCTCATCCTCATCGTAGTAATACTCACTCATGTGTGCCTCCCGCGAACCCTGTTCGCTATTCGGTTTACTTATATATGAATAAGCTATATTGGGTATATAGCTATTCTGCTCAGATTGCTGTATGTATGTACCACTGTATGTACCAACAGTATGTCCCAGCAATTCGTTACCCAGATCCGTGATATTAATGCTCTTAATAGGGCTACCATTTGCGAACTTTACGGTACTTGTCTCAATTGCCCCGATATTACGTAAGTAGGTTATGGCCGCCTGAACTTTATTTCGGGCAACCCCCAACTCTGTATAAAGGTGCCTAGCGCCCCGATTACGGGTGCGTCTAGCCATCTCCTGTAACACTTGTAGGGGTAAGCCTGTAATCACGCCTCAGGGCCCTTTAAAGGTTTGTTTGGGGCATCTTCCATGGCTTCTATCAAAGCTTGGGCAAAGATCTGGGCTATGGCTTGAACCCCGTAGTAGAGGTTTTCCATAATTTCCTCGTCGGCCTCATCAAGATCTTCTTCTTCGGAGAGGTCTTCTTCTTCATCATCCTCTTCATCCTCGACCTGCTCAGCTTCTACCTTAATAGTTTCTTGCTCAGGGATTACTGGCGCTTCCATACGGGTAACGTCTGCCGATGACATACTTTTTAATCCGTCTGTTAAGTCAAAGCACGGAATACCATCAAGATCGGCCAGTAGGTTTACGCTGTTAGGGTCTTCATCATCCCACAATAGAAACGCAAAAGATTTTTCTTTTTTAAAGTCATTTGCGGCATCTTTAGCTAAGCCCTCAACCATAGTTGATGTCGGTAGGCCTTCAAACTTACCTGATTTGGTATAAACAATTAGCTCTTTGTTTTTATCTTTAGCCAGTTGAGCAGCAAATACCTGCCCTTGACTTGGTTTTATTTCATAAGGTAAAACAACAACACCGTCTGCGCCATGTGCGTAAAAATGATCTTCCATAAGCGCTTCTAGATTTGCACGGCTAGTTGAGCCGCTTCCTGCAACTATCACATAATATTTGTCCATGTGGCCTCCTTGGTAGGGAGGACGCACACTAGCACAGGTGTTACGTTTTTGGCTGAGATAGGTAAATTGCCACGGTAGAGCCTAGCGGCAATTTATCTTTAAACGTGGCGTTGCTAGTTCTATCTTGGACAGCAAACTTGTTTTTGTAGTAGTGGCTGCGAGAGCCATTTGCTGTGCCTTGCCATTCGTAATCTGGAATAGATCCCCCATACCCGCTTGAGCCATCAAAATACCAAGACATAATTGGGGTGTTTTCAAACATAGCCGAGTCTAACCGAAGGGTTCTACCGTTTGCCGCTTGCCAGTCAAGACTAACAACTGCATATGCAGCGGTTGACGGTGCAACGGCGGTTATATACGGCCTATCCCAATCATTTCCAGAGGCTGTAATTGTAAAAGCACTACTAGTAGATGTACTAATTAAAACAGGAGTTGCCGCGGAGGTGTACCACTTAATGGAAACGGTAACAGACTCATTATTAGTATCTTTTTGAGCGTAGATACTAAATGTGTATGAGGTGTCTGGGTAATGAATTGGCATAAGGTGAGAGCTAGTTGAGGAGTCCCAAGATTTAACATTAACTGTGCCAGACGCAGTAGCTGCAAGGTTTAAAGCATTACCAGCTAGCCATACAACGCCGTCAACGTCTGCGGTGCGAGCAACGTTTGCTGGGCTGCCCGAAACCGAATACTCTATATAAGAATAGTTTGTTATTGTTCCGCCAGATGAAGCAGACTCTCCAACGGCGGTTACTGTTTGAACTCCATCAAATGAGGTGCCAACACCAGATACATATACTTTGTCGCCGACTTTAAAATCGTTTGTATATAAAGTTTCTACCCTAGCTACGCTAGAAGTTAAAGTTTTATAAAGCGTTTGCCATGAAGTATTTTCTGGTTGTTTAGTGGCTTCATTAATTGTTACAGTAGCGGCTGACCCAGATATAACCCAAGGAGCTACGGTAGGTGAAGCGTAACTTCCACTACTTAGCCCAAAACGAGGATTTAAAAGTTCATTAATTCGTGTCGCTTTTAAAGTTAAATGGAGTTGCCGAGCCTCATCAAAATCAGTTGCTGTTGCGCTAGCTTCCCATTGCGCACAATCAAAGTACTGATACTCATTACTGGCTGACCCCGCAAGGGCAGCAATAGAAATAGTAGGTACAGCATAATAAGCTGTAGCGGGCGCTTCTTTGTTAATTACTGTTGCACGAGCAGAAAACGCCCCTGTACCACTAGCGGTAGCCGATCCAGTAACTGAAGAAATAGAAGCACCAAATCGGTCATACCAAGTAATACCTACAGTAACATTACGTGTAGTAGTTGAATTAACGGTATAAACACTAAATGAATAGAATGTGCCTGCAGTAACAGGGATGCCTTTAATGATAGAGGCGCCTGACCCACAATCTAAAGTTACAGTTCCTGCCGTCACACTTGAGTTTTTAACAGCCATAATTCCAAGTTGTTTATTTGGATATAAAACTGGAGTTGTTGGTTCATCCCAAGGGGCGGGTGACGGAGATACTTGTGGATAACTTTCAGTTGAGGCGTTCCAAGCGTTCATAGAGGTCAGGTTTGAGCCAGTTAACGAAAAGGAAACTGTAGTCGCGGTGACTGCGGTAATTGCAACTGCAGTACTTTGGTTAAACAACGGTAAGGAGCTTCCAGAAACAAAAATATAATTTCCAACGTTGTATTGGTGGGTTCCTATATCAAGGGTTGCTACGTTACTAGCTAAAGCGACTGTTCTAACTTCTTTAACTTTAAGGCAGTACAAGTTTGCTGATCCGCTGCTTGCCCAATGGCCTACAGACTCTTCAAAAGATGAGTCGTTATAATCAAGCATTAAGTTTTTACTAACAGTTATTCCATTGATTGTTGGGTTAGGTACGTTAGCAACGGTAGGGACCGCCCACCCAGTAAAAGCTTTTAAAAACTCTCTTAATCCGTCAACTGTGCCTTTTGACTTGTACAGCTGACCAACATCACGGGCCAAAATACGAGCATGTTGATATCCTATTTCTGGCTCGTATTGAAGGCCAAACTGTTGTAGTAAAGATGGCAAAAGTAATCCATTTAATTTAGAGGTGTCGTGCCTGTTAATTAATAAATTAGTTAATGTGTGGTATTTATTTAACTCAAACCCAAAAATAGACAAGAAATTGTAAAGTGTTTGGTTACTAGACTCGCCAGCCACTTCATTTAAATTAGAGATCTTATAAATTTCTGGTAAAAAGTTGTACAAATTGTCGGCATAGCCGTAGTCTTCAACAGAAAGGCCAATAGCATTTCCTACGCGAATCCATTTATAGTTAATTCGTTCAAAAACAAATAAAGAATAATAATAAAAAGCATTTTTAGCAAGGTTTTCGTCAGTAAAGTTTGTAGGGTCATTTTCTTTGTACGCCTCAAACGTACTATTATTTTTAATATCTAATTGTGTGCCATCTACCTCACTTACTGGAAATCCGTAAGAGTTTCGCACTAATTTTATCTTTGACCAGTTACCCGCAGGACTATTCCAATCAAGTGTAATTGATCCGTACGGTGATTTAACAGTTATTAGACTGCCAATAGCCCCTGAAGTAGCGGTAAAGTTATTTGCGGCATACGCAACGGCGGTCTCAGTACCATACGTAGAGAGGCCGTAATAATTTATACCGTACCGAGCCATTAGTTATCAATTCCACCATTGAACGTCAAAGATAAAGTTCCAAGCTTTGGGATCTCATTGGGTGCGCAAACTACTGAGGCGGTAACTAGTTTAGTAACGGCGCCTGAAGCAGCTACGCTACTAACTACTGCGGAAATTAAATCGTAGGTAAACGTTGTAGAAGTTACCGATTTAACAACAAACGTGCCATTAAACGTGCTGTCAATACCAGTAACTTTTACGGTACTTCCTTGAGTTAAAGCGTGCGTAGCACTAGTAGTTAGCGTAGCCACGGTACCAGATGCTGCTTTATTAGATATTGTGTATGTTAAATCGGCATCGTTTCTTACAAGTTTTTCAACTTGTATAAAAGCCACTCCTTCAATAGACGTTGCAGCGCTTATAACATCAGTTAACGTAATTGTGTCTCGGAAACCTACGTTATCAAAAGCTAATAGTTCAGTTAAAATCGCAGTTACCGCAGTATCTAATAATGTTCTCCTGTATTGAGGAAGTACTGTAATTGTTGCGGTTATGTTAGTAGCTACGTAAGTTGGTGGCTGGAAAGTTATTGTTGTGTTTGCTGGTACCTTTCCAGTCAAAAATGAAGTAAGAGTAGTTTTAAAGTTATTAAACACGGTAGATGGGGTAACGCCATCAACCTCTACTCCCAAGTCTCCTGCAGAAGGGGCGTAATAGATAGTTACGCTTGTGTATACATCAGCAACAGCATTTGCTTTAGCAACGCCCGCAGCTGTAGCTAAAGCTGAATAGTCAGCTAAAGAGACCGCTCTGTTTAAAGCTTTTAAACTTAATGGGGCGTTTACTCTAATTGAATCTGTTGTTTCTTCTTCTGAACCTCCGCTTGCTGCGGTTAAGTTGTTAACTCTTAAACCAGCATAGCTGTTACTAAGAATAGAGGTAATTGCCCCAACAGCTACGTTTCCAGCAACGCCTCCGCCAACACGGTAAGTGGCATAGATTATTGCGCCTGGGTCTGGAACAATTCCGCTAATGTTATCGCCAAACAGAATAAAAGAAGACCCAGATGCGTTTGTATATACAGAAAATACAGGGTCGTAATTATTGTAATCAATTAAATAAGGAACTTCGCTAAAGTTTTTACTACCAACTAACACAGACATTGAGCCCGTAATCAACGGAGATGTTTGAATTTTCCAGACTTGATTAATAGTTCCAGTAGAGGTTCCAACTTCTTCAGAGGTCACTGTATAGCCTTGAGTAGCTGCCACTGTAATGCTGCCATCAACTGTTCCAACCTTTGCAGGTACAACCACTTGACTGTTAGTTTCAAAAATAATTTGAGTTAACGACCCATTTGAAGATGGGGTCGTAGCTACTTGAGTTTTTACAGGCACAGTTATGGTACTAGCAGATGAGTTGTAAAAAGTTAAAGTAACTGTAGCTGCGGTTGCTGCAGTTGGGTTGTACCCTAAAAGACGAGAGATTTGAAGGACGCTATCACGCTGGCTAGCTGTTCCAATAAACGCTTCGTTTGCAGATCGGTCAATATAATAATTAAGAATGTCGCCCATATATGAGAACAGCTCAATTAAAGCCATACCAAAGTCTGCAGGGTCTCTGTTAGTCCATGAAGGAACAAAAGAAGGGATAAGATCTATCAGATCTTCTTTAATAGACGTGTAATCTTTAGAAGTGTAATCTACTTGCGGTACGTAGTTAATATCAGTCATTTCTTACCTCCAACAGCACATCGCCAGCCCTACTTAGGATAGCAGTTTTTATCGTTACACTCTGCTCATTGTCAGTATCACGAAGGTTATAATTAACTTCTAACACTAATCTGTCTTCAATGGGGTCCATGTATCCGCTTACAGATATTAAAGTTAGCGGCTCAAGCCAGCGGCTAAACGCCAAAGAAATTGATTGTTGGATCAAAGTCATAGCGTCATTGATGTTTTGGAAAAGGGACACCCCAATGTTGCCTCCAAAAGTTGGGTTCATAACTCGTTCGTTCAAGTTAGTCATTACAACAATAAGCACACGATCTTGCCAAATCTTGGCTTCAGTTGTTGCGTAATTAATTCCGCCAACTTCATTGATTGAAAACGGAAGCGCTATCGCTTTACTAGTCATTTAAAACTCCCATCCATACTGGAAAATTGGCGTCTCCCGCAACAAACATAACCCACACAGGTTGGTTAATTTTTGGAACTATTCTGTGGGGAGTGTGCTCTGCCGTTGTATTTGTTTCTTGAGGGTCGTTCCAACGCTCGTCAGTATCCGCAGCCGTTTTTTTAGGGTGTTTAAGGGTTGCTGCTCCTGCTTTTGCTACCACCGTAAGCGCGGGTATAGTAACTGAGCCGCCTTGTGGGTCAGCTGCGGTAGTTGCGGTTGTGGTTAGCAAAACAGCTATTTGAGCAGCGGTGTGTTCTTGATGATCAGGGTGGTTTGCATTAGAAGTTACAGGAGAACATGGCAAAGCCCAGGTAGTAACCGCGGCTTCTCCAAATATTTGAGGAACTCTAAGTGTTATACGGTTTCTGTTATCTGGGTCAAGGTTGTCTACGCAAAACCCTAAATATAGCCCATAGTGCTTTTCCATTAACTCTCCATTCTTTTTATAGCTAACCTGTTTACAATAGCCACAGGCTTTTTAACAACAGGTATTAATATATCTAATGATTTTGTAAGGGTAGCCCAAGTGCTAGGAGCACTTGCTCTGGCATTACTATTTACGTTAGCTCTATTTTCTATAGTTCCAAAGCTACCTTTATTTGTAGCAGCTCCAACTTTTATTTTTGTAATTAACGACGTTACAGGTTTAACTTTTGTTTGCTTTACATTTGGTATTACAGTTCTTTTTGGATACTTTGAGGGAGAAATTACAGTTTTGCTATCTGTCCATACGTCAGATGAGCCTAAAGAGTCTGCTCCAAGATGCAAAACAGTTGTATATTGAAAAACATTTCTATTTTTTTCAATAATTTTATGTTCTGTTTCTAAAACTATCCAGTATCCAGAATAAGGGGCGCCAACACCTTCTACATATATTGGCATATCTGGCCGAAGTTCAGGAGAACCAATTACCTCTGCAGTTGCTCTATATGGAAAATGAGCTCTATTTTCGGCAGCTTCAGCTTCATATTTAGCTACCTCTGGGGTTTGAGCAACAATATCTGTAGCAAACAAGTCAAAGAATTCTATTTGTTTTTTAGTTCTAGTTGTTTTATTTCTAACTTGCTGGGTTACAGACATTGGAACTTGGCCTAAAACATCAACGCCAGATACTGCAATAGCTGCTTTTGTTCCTTCTGCGTACGGCATAGACTCACTTATTGTTGGAGTAAACGAATACAAGCTAGATCCGTCTGGGTGTGAGGCTGACCGTAATACAAATTTAGGCGCTTCTGTTCTGTATTTAGTATAGTCTTCAAGAATTGGTTGAAAATACAATTCTGTGTTTTCTGTTCTTAAAGAGTATCCGCATTGTTTTGCAAGATTTACCATAAATTCCCAGTCGGATAGTCCTGCTTGAGAAACTTGAGGAAATACGCGAGGGTAAGCAACCGCATAGCAGGCCATATTGTAAGAAGCCGCTATCTCTTTAATTATCTGATCGGCTGTTGTTTCTTTGTATACTCGTTGCCGTCTTTGTTTCATCGGAAACGATCCACCAACAATAGTGACTTCTGTAAAGTTTTTGCCTGGAGTTCTATCAACGCTTAAATGGTGCACATAGCCATAAAAGTTTCTTTTACCTACCCCAGTGCTTGAAATTACCATTCTTACAGGCGACCCAGGGGTTATTGAATCGTACTCAGCTCCCCAGTCTTTAAACTCAATTACAGCAATTTCGTGGTGATACCGTTTTTGAGTAATAGTAGCTCTGTAAATTGTTTTGGGGGACACTTTAGCGTCTGGAAACTCAATAGATATAAATTTAAACATTAGGTATCCGCAACACAGTGCCTGGAGTTATATTATTAATATCTTCAATGTGCGGGTTGTATTCTGGAATTACCCACCAGTATTCAGGGCGTTTATAGTATTTATAAGAAATTTGGTCTAGCCGTTCTCCTTGCACATAAACATGTTCCCAAAAGTTAACTAAACCTAAGTTAGAGAACGAGTAAAGAACAAGTGGTTTTTCTATGTAAGGGGCTTTAGTCGCCACATAATCAATTGTTGAATACTCATAGCGAGAGCCGTTATAAATAGCCATGAGTTACCCCGCCGAACCAGAGAAGCATTCGATGCTCAGTGAGACTGTTGTTCTGATCGGAATCATGTTTTCAGTAAAATCTGTATGGTTGATGCCAATATTGGTAATCCAACCAACATAGTTTAAACTATCAAGAGTTGGCCCAAGTTGAATACCCATTAGGGTGGGCATGAGGAAACCAATGTTTGCAGTTTTTTTACCTAAAAGGTTTTTCCACGCGTAACCGCCATTAATAGCTTTAAACAAATACTCTAAATCAGCCATTGTCCCTTGATCCATTAAATTTTTTATTTTAGTTGCGATAGTTGGTCTTGGCGCCTGCACAGGGTACCCATTGCCAGTGTAATATCGAGAAAACGCAGTATAGTTATTAATAGAGTTATAGCCTTGCACAGTTGTAAAAGACTCTGGGTTTGTAGGATCTATATTTTTTACAACAGTGTTTATTCCCGCTCTTCCGCTAGCTTTAATACAAGCAAAATCGTTTACTCTATCTAACATTATGTTTAAAGATACAGTCTCTTGGCCAGGAAATGCGCCAGCAACAACTTTTAATGTGTCAGCTTGGTTTGGCGTAATTTCCATGTTTCGTACAACGCTTGTGCTAATAGTCGTAGGGTTCCAAAGAAATTGAAAAGCATAGTCGTTGTCTACTTGAGTATTTGGAGTATTATTGGAAGAGCCCTCTACAGCTGTTCCGCCTGCTAACTTTCTAATACCTTCCGCAGTTAATTCAGCGGTGTCGCGCACACCAGCCCAAAACCAAATACGTCCACGACGAAGGCCATGAAAAGAATCATATTCGTTATCTCCTACAAATTCTGGATCCATAGTTGTAGGCCTTACGGGCAAACTCCATCTATGTGGTGGCAGGTTCCATTTGTAATTAGAAGTAGGTTGTGATACTCCAATATTTTTTGTTACAGGTCCTGAAGCTGTGTTTACTTCTTTGGATGCTTCTTCTAAAAGCTTTGCATAAGTTTCTACGTAAGCGTCATATTGACGGTCATTTAACGCCGTGTCAATCAAAGCACCTTTAGGAAGGCCTAGAGCAATACGTCTAGCTTCGTTTTGCAAAGTTACATTGACTACTGCGGACGCGGTTGTTCCTACGTACGGACTCTCGTCGTGGATCATATTTCCTAGGTATATAGCCATTATTTACCACTCACCCCTGTTCCTGTTTGAAGCGTGTCAACGTACTTTTTAATTGCACTTTCAAGGGTTTTAGGGTCCCCACCTAATACATTCATATTAAATGTAACTCCGCCGTAGTTGTTGGTTATTGCGTTACCAAGAGTTGCAGCAAGGCCTGCTCCAGCAGCGCCGCCTCCAACAAGGCTTGCAAGGCTTGTGTCTCCAACTTCGCCAGTTTTTAAATAGTTTTTATAAGCGTCACCAAAATCTTTGCCTAAGTATTGAGTAACTGCTGCAATGCCTTCTTTATCCATAACTGCGCTGTCTGTAAACGTAGAAGAGGATGAAGAGGAGGAAGAGGAGGAAGAGGAAGAAGATGTACTCGAGGTTATTGTGCCGCCAGGACCTGTTCCCCATTTAGAGGCATACACGGCGTCCATAATTCTATTTCGGTCTTTTCCATGAATAATAGAATTAACAATTTTGTCGTAGCCGCGTTCTTTTGCCTTTTCAGTTAAAGTTAAAACAGTAGCCTCTAACCCCTGTTCCCAACTTGTGTAGTGTTTTACGCCGTGCTCTCTTCCAGGACCGCCGTCCATTAATTTTGCGCCAGGCATTTTACGGGTTGTGTTAAGAGGGTTATAGCCCGCGGAGTTGTTCCAATGACCGCCCTCTTGCGCCATCCAAGAAAGCACTGCGCTACTGTTTGCTTCAGTGGGACTTCCACCAAGTTTAGCAATAAGAGCTTTAGCCCATTCATTTTTACTCATGTCTGGGCCAGTGGCTTTTACACTTCCTCCGTGATGTCTAAATGGGTTTTTACCGTCCATGTTAGGGATAATTGTTCCATCAGTTTTTGGAATAAATAGCTCAGGACCTTTTTCACCAACAATGTATGGTTGTTTATCGTCTACTGGTCCGCCTGCTGCTTTGCCCCTAAGGCCGAGTTTGATCATTAAGAAATTCATAAGGGCTGAGCTCATTCCGCCAGCAGAATTGCCCAAAGTTTGCATAATTGCAGCAATTCCGTTGAGTATCTTTAACGGACCAAACGCAGGGCCAGATGCAGCGTCTGTTGCGTTTAAAACACCTGTTACAGCATTAAGCCCCATTTGTGTAATGTTGTACGCGCCAGCTCCAAAGTTAGATACTTGACCAAGTTGTTGTGTGCTAAGCGCTTGTTTCATTGCAAAAGTGTTAGCTGCAGCGGTTGTCATACCAAAATCAGTTACATTTTCTTTAGTAATGGCGCCGCCACCACTTTTGGCTTTATAAATAAGACCATTTTTAATAGTTGTATAAATTAAAGGATCGTCTCCAAACATATTTTGAACCAGCTGGTCCATGGAGTTTCCTTGTTGAAAACCTATTTGTATTTCACGTTCAGATGGTGATTTTCCTGAGCCGTACGCGCCAGAGTAATCACGGCAAATCTTTTTCCAAAGGGCATCAATAATCTCTTCTGGGCCTTTCATGTTTCCATTAGAGTCGCGGATCTCTATGCCAACACCTTTAAGCATGTTTACATTACGGCCTCGTTGCATTCCACCAGCTGCACGGGTCATACCTTCAAGACCAATACCTGGAGTTAAATTAGAGGTGTTTGCTATTTGTGCTGCAATACTGCCTTCAAACTTAGAAGGGTTGTTTGCGTTTTGCAAGTAGTTAGTGCCTGTCAAACCGTAGCTTTGAGCAGCAGTCATTGCATTAAAAGCGTCCATACGGTCATTAGCTTGGCCCATTTTTGCCATTTGTGTTGCACTACGGCGGGCGTACTCGTAACGAGATCCTCCGCCTGAGCCTGTTATTGTGTCACGAAATGATAAACCTGGGTCACTCGGCATGTTAGCGGCAGTGCGCTGCATTAATAGCTGAGCTTGAACCATGTCAGATGTGGCTTGGGCCCCCTCTAGTGCGGTTCCCATGCCATACAGTGCGGAGCCCGTTTTATTACTACTAATAAACTCAGAAAGGTTTCTGAATAGATTTCCGCCGCCTCCACCTTGATTGCCGCCACCACCGCCGCCAACAGAGCTATTGTTATTGTTATTGTTATTGTTATTGTTAAATCCTCCGCCGCCACCCGAAGGCCCAGCAGCAACTAGATTTCCAGAGTTAGGATTAGAATTGCTAAAGACGGGGTCTGGGGCAACTTTAGTTGAAGCTAGGGCGCTACCAGGCCCATTTCCGCCAATACTATTAAATTTGGTTACGCCAGTTCCCATTTTTTGAACAAGGCTTGACCACTCTTGATTTAAAAGAGAGGTCTCTTGGCGCATACCAGAGATGCCAGTTTTAAGGTCGGAAATAACAAAGCTAGTACGTGATGGTAAGTTCATACCGCTTTTGCTATCAGCCATTGCTATTTCCTTCCGTTATACCGCATCGCTCTATCTAACCAGTTTAAACGCTCTCTATAAGAGAGCGCTTTAATCTCTGTTAAAGTCCAACCTGTAAATGATCTTGTTAATACCTCGTATTGGTTTAGCAGATCATCATATGTACTTAATCTAGAGTCGAAACAAATCAAGCAAGCTCAACGGAAGACTTATATCTTCACCGCATGCCTTGCAGGCTTTGCTCACCTCCCCAAGGCGTGGGCCTGGGTTCTTTTCAATAATTTCATCAACAATTTTGCTTCGGTCAACCATTCCAAGAGAAAGCACAGTGTGCGCTCCCATAGACGGCACGCCGTTAACAGAAAGAACGCAGCCAGATAGAAGAAGGGTATTGATTTCAGCAGCTGTTTTATCTGCGTTATCCATTAACTTTTTCTGGACTAATCCAGTAGGTAGGGCTACGCCTACCTGACCGTTTTTAGTGTTTACAAACCAAGCACGGCCCTCAATAGGGTCTTCTAGTTTTACGACTGGTACGTCTTCAGTTAGATTTAATACAACTTCTTGATCTTCGTTGCAGGTAAAGCAACGAACATTTAAAGGCATTTCTTCTCCAAAAGTAACCTTGCGAATACCAAGCAAGATAGCGTCTCGGTCACCAGATAAAAGATTATCTAAATCTTCTTTAGTAACTTCATCTGCTCCTAGCTTTACAAGCCCCCTTTGAAGGAGAACGTGTAGAGCTTTAGCACGAGACCCTGCCTTTGCAATGGCTTCTTCATCAGCTCCGTTTAGTTCTCTTACTTCTGCGGTTTTAATGACGGTACCGTTTTTAATGTACCCGCCAGGAAGATCAACAGAAGTTTCAGAAGGGGCCCGAGACGTGATAACCGCCTCGGGCTCTTCCATAGCTTTTTTTGCGAATTGTGATACGAGTTCCGCATCAGTGATGACGTTTGACACTTATTGTGCTCCTTTTGTTTGATTAAGAGAGTGTACGGCTATCTGTTGGGTTAAATGACGCATCTGTAAAGAATACAGATAGGCCTTCATGAACCAAGTTCATTGATTCAAATAGAAGAGCGCCATCATTAGCATTTAAGTCGGTATAGCTTAGCTGAGTAATCCACGCATTACGGATATCAAATCCCATACGTGGCGTGTTGGCAGCTGCTGAGTTTGGGTGGTCCATTACGTAAATTTTCATATTTACGCGGAAACCCTTTGCGTTGGTTGCTCCAGCTTGGATGCCGTCACCTGATACTGCAGCAAATAAACCACGCATCCATGTGATTCCTTGGTCATTTCCGTAAAGAACACCGCGCTGTAGCGTGATTGGTGAGAACGTAGTCATACCAGGTACTTGGTGAACAGTGGTGTTATAACCGCCTTCACGATACTGGATAGCCTGTGTTGTGATGTTAAGGCCGCTGATGGATGTAAATCCACCAATAAAACCTGTAGACATAGTGGTAAGGCTTGGTGTTTGTCCTGAGGTTGTAACTAGCTTACTGCTAAATGTGTTATCAACCGCTGAAAACTCTGCGCGAAACCGAAACGAACGTAACGGGTCAGTCGCTAAAGTAGAAAATCTGTTAATTGCGCTATCGCCTGCCATTTTTATTTATCTCCTTTACGCCGTAGTAACGGTAGTTCTACCGTTGAACTGACCTATTTTGATGATTACGAATTCAGCTGGGCGCTGAAGGGAAACACCGACTTCAATTGTAAGATCTCCGTTATCAATTGATGCCTGTGAATTATTAGTGCTATCTACTTTTACATAGAAAGCCTGTGCTGGAGTTGCTCCATTAAGGCCTCCTTGAGCCCAAAAGTTGGTCAAGAAAGAGGACAACGTAGAGTTAATTCGACGCCATAAAGATGGGTCGTTTGGCTCAAACACTGCAAACTCGCTTAAGTCTTTAAGGGACTTATTTAAGTAGATAAGGGTACGACGAACAGGAACATAACGATCTATGTAACCTGACTTAAGCGTACGAGCTCCCATAACTACAATTCCTGAGCCAGGAACGAATTTAATAGCGTTTACTGGAACGGCCGCACTGTTTAGTGAATCTAAGTCAGTATTTGATAGAGAAGTAACTGATACTGCTCCAGCAATTCTGCTTTGAAGGCCTGCAGGTGCTTTAAACACTCCGCGTGCGGCATCAGTAGATGCGTACAAACCAGCAATTGCTCCACCAGGAGCGGCATTACGGGTAACACCTGTAGCGGCGCCAATACCAACTGTTGGGTCGCTAATTACAAGTTGTGGATAGTAAACAGCACCGTAAGATCCAGTTGTGCTTGTTCCATATGTTGCTGTTACGTACAGCTGGGTTCCAGCAGTCCCAACTGGGCCAACTACAGCCCCAGCAACTGGGTCAATTACAACAAACACATCTCCACGAGCAGACGCGTATGAAAGCGCAGCGTTGATAGTGGTATCGTCAGTTTTGTTTGGAAGGTTTAGTATTAAAGATGTATTAATTGGGTCAAGCAAAGAAAGAGCAGTTGTAAGGAGTGTTGTTGTTGGGGTAAGGCCGTCTGTAGCACCTACTAATGCAACTGGGGTTGATGCAACAGCTGGGTTGTTATTAGGAGCAGCGGTTGCTGAAGGTGTTGCAGGTTGCGCTGCTGTAATATATGTTGAAGAGGTGTTGATTACGTTTACAGCGTATCTTGTGTCAGTAGTAACCATGCTTAAATCTGTAAATTTTTCAACAATATACGCATCTGTTGGGGCTGCTGGCACGTTGTAATAGACAGATAAATTAAAATACCCTGTAGTTGGAGCGTTTGTAATAGTATAGCTAATGTAGTTACCCCAGGTACCAGGGTTTTTTGCACTTAGTACAAGGGTGTTTAAAGCTGTTCCAGCTCTATCTAGAAGCGTTCTAGTAGCAACAGCCGCATTGTTTCCTGCAGTAGCGTTGCCAGTAGTAACTACGCGTAGAATGTACGCTTGGCGTCCGCCGTTTGTAAAGAACAAATAAACTGCAATTGGAAGATCATTTGAGAACGTTGAGTTCCAAGAACCAAAAAGATTTACATACTGAGTCCAGGATGTAACTAGTGTTGGTGTAACAGGGCCTCGATCGTTAGCACCAACAAAAGCTGCTACTGAATCCGAGTTTGGCCCATCTATAGGTTGAATAGGGGTTAGTGCCTCTTGGACGTACACCCCAGGGCGTGAAAATGCCATTAGATTATCTCCTTAAGTTGTTTCGTAAGTGACATGTGTTATACCAGTGTGTATCCAGAAGGGGGAGTCGAGGTAGTATCCAAAGACACTTCTTCTACGTACGGTGTTCGAGAGAGCGCCAAATCAGGAGACATCTCACTTATTACACGTACTGATAGAACGTTACGAAGCAGGCGACGGTTTCCAGTCTCCCCCTCCACAGCATCTCGTTTTACAAATCCATCAAGGAACATCGAGCGATAACCAATTTCTGTACCAAGTTGATTAGGTACTGGCAGCTTTCCGAACTTTGATGGAAACTTATTTAGTAGCTGAAACATAATTGCTCTATCGTGCCTTGGATGACGAGCGTAAGATGTAATTTGATATATAAGGTCATAAGCAATAGGAATCTCGTAGCCGTAAGCACCATCTGAGTTAATTGCTATTGTTCCGTTGTAGTCACCATCGTAGGTAAAACCAGAGGTTTGGCGCTCATTTGAAGGCATAATATCAATCAAATCAATAGTTACAAATGGGAATTCTTGGGCGCGTACTTCTACATCAGGGTACCCAAACCAAAGCTTTACTTGACGTGAAGCACTTTTTTCATCAGATACGGTAAGCCCAGATAGGTGAGTTTTTAAAGCGAGGTCTTCAGCAATAATAAATGGATTTCCCATTAAAATACCTCCTCGTACTGCATAAGCAAATCAACTGTTTGATTAGCTAATACCGATTTAATATAAGAGTCAGCTCGGTAAATAAAACCACGAAGTACTGGCTGGCTGTTGCCTTTAGAACCATATTCTAAATCTTGAATAGTCTGTTCTAGGTTCTCTGGCCAATCAGCAGAAAGGGCGCCCTCATCAAACTTTACTGAGAGCTCTTTAATAATGTCATCAGGCCACCCGCCAGCATCTGCGGCAAGGCGAAGATTCTGTTCAAGAACGGGGATTAACGCGTAAGCTGCGTCAGAAGCAAGGATATCTACGTTGTTATTTTGAGACATGTTTAATTGCTCTACCTAGTAAGTATGATAAACCCAAGCCCACCAGTTGTTTATGTTTGTCATCCTGCGAAGGAAGATTTTCAGCGATTGCTCGCGCAAATGCAACTTCATCTGGTTTGTCTATATTAGACATGGCAAGTCTCCTAAGAGTAGGGCAACATACTTCGCAAGGTATAGCTTTGACCTCGCATGAGGTCATCATAAGTATAAAGAAAAAGGCCCCTTGCGGGGCCTTAACCTTACTTCTTTTTTGGCTTCTTTTTAGTTTCAGCCTTTTTAGCAGCTGGCTTTTCTTTGGCTTTAGCGGCAGCGTCTTTTTCTTTACTTCGCACTGTTTTAGCAGTAGACATATAGCCTTTAATTTTGTTAGCTAATCTAGAGTCGTTCTTGCTATCTTCAGTTTCAAACTTCTCTTTTTGAGCAGGGGTCATGCCTTTGGTCCACTTTTTGTCATCGTGTGCCATTACATGCCCTTCTTCTTTACCATAGAGGTTTTTTTACCCTTTGCAGGTACAGCCTTTTTGGCAGCAAACTTCTTGTTCGCTGCTGGCAATGTCTTCATCCCGTGCTTGTTCTTTGGTTGCCCACAGCCGCAAGTCGCGCACATTACTTCTTCTTTCGTAGGGCAGCGAAGTCAGAGCCTTCTAGCTTCCCGTCTTTATCTGTATCAAGCTTCTTCTGCTTTGGGGACATGCCCTTTGCAGCAGATTTCTTAGCAGTCTTCTTTGCAGTCTTCTTGCAACCGCCGTTACAGCCTGCCTTTGAACAACCGCATCCGCATCCTTTACACATTATTTTTTACCAGCCTTCTTTGTAGTAGGTTTTGCAACTTTCTTTTTTCCAGAGCCTGCAGGTACGCAGTTCGGAACCTTTTTGCCATCCTTCATTTTCATGCCTACTTGAACGTAGCCATCCCAACAAGGGTTTGCATCTTTAGCCATTAGGGACCTTTCAGTTCTGCGCCATGATTACCCAGTTAGTGCCGTTACTAACTAGGATTGTCCACTTGCCCGCCGTGTTAGCAGAAAATATGGTTGTAGCAGGTGTAACAGTTGCCAATGCGACTACGTTTGAAGAAACAGATGCAACTGGCCCCGTATTAATTGTCTTAAAGTGTAGCATACGGCCTGTAAAAGATGACGCGGTTGGAAAAGTTACAGAGATAGCTGAGTCGGAGTTAAAGATAACAAAGGTGTCAGTTACAGGAACTGTGTAAGCACCAGCTGTAATAGGTGTAGTAACCGCAGCTACAGCAAACTTTTGATATGAAGTAATGCTTGAGATTGGCTTAGTTACAACCCCTGTGAAAGTGGGGTTGGCAATAGGTGACTTTTCTGCATCTAAGGTATCAATAGCGGTGTTAAGGGTTGTACCCCAACTATTAGATCCAACCGTAGGTTTAACAACGGGCATAATTAAGCTCCTCCATAAGTTCCATCGCCGTAATACCCTGCACTATAAGTAACGGTACTAGATGCAGAGGTGAAAAACTGAGCGTCGTTGACCATTTCTTCAGGCATAACCTGAATACAGTCAACAGACAGAATAGTAAATCTCTCGGCAATGATACCGCGTTCTTGGATTGAGAATGGGCGATATACCTGACCGCGCCAGACAATACGGTCGCGGTTGTTTGTGTCGGGACGGATAATTATATTAGGGGCGTACTTCTGGACGTCTTCAATGTTAAAGGTTAAGTGCAGGGTGTCAGCGTTATAGAAACCAACTGCGGAGGTACGAGCCTCGCCTTGGTCAATAACAGCTCTAACTACAGGGATAGTAAACGGCCCTGTCCAGGCTTTTCCGCCTACTCCGCCTGTTACATCTTGACCTACATCGTAGATAGGGTCCAAGACCGTATTGATGGGGTCGTAAATGTACCAAAGCGCGGATGTGCCTACTGGATTCTTAAGGTCAGTATCAACACCTATAAGTAGCTCATCTGTTTCAAAGTCTGCGTCAAACCGACCGCCTGGGCTATAAGATCTCATTTGGTATCTTTTCTAGGACGAAAGAACACTTTTTTAAGCCAGTTCTCTACTTTAGTTTCAAACTTTCCGCCAGGGGTTTCTTCCTTATAGTAATTAGATTGAAAATAAGGTGAGTGAAACGTTTTAGAAAAATGGTCTCTGCCCATATAAACAACTATAGCGCATTAAACAATTATTTTAGCGTCAACAAGCTTATCGTAGATATTGCCCATCATTAGACCAAGGCTCATTTGGCTTTGTTCTATGTTTTTATTAGCCTCTTTTTCAGACATTCCCATATCTAAGCAGAGCTGTTTATTATCTGAATTGATTGATTCCATCATAAGTGTAACTACATTATCTTTAGTCATACGGCTACGTTAGCATTTCAAGCGGCTTTAAGCAACAACAGCGCTTTGGGCAAATTTAGTAGATTTATTGCCAAAAACAAAGGTAGTTATTGAGTACCGTTCTCCCCCTAAAACTGGAAACACTTGATGCTTAAGGTGAGCACTATGGATAACCATGCTTCCTGGCCTTGGGGTAACGCTTAGTCCAAGGTCTGGATATATTAGCTCTCCCCCAGTAAAGGTGTCATTTAAATAAATAGCAATACCAAAAACTATTGTTCTTGGGTCATCGGGGTTTCCGTCGTCTGTGTGCGGCCACATAAACTCTGAATCTTTTAGCCTTCGTAAATCACGAGAATAGTCTATTGACTCTATATTAGTAAAAAATGTTTCAATATTTTTATACAGATTGTTTATTTTAGCACGTGACTCATCACTCATAGCTTTAACTGTATTTCCTACATGAGTAGTATCCCAATCAATATTTAGTTGAGCCTCAGATATAAGGGCACTTCTCAACTCTTCATCTAAAAACCCCTCAATTTCGTACACACCTTCTGCGTGTTTTATTACTTTCATTTGGTCCCTTCAATGTACGGTATCCCGTTAAATGTGTCATACCTGTAGGCCTCTTGGTTTACAGACTTTGGGTCAACCCACCAGTCTTCACTTAACGTCTGTCCAATAAGTTTGTACCCTAAACTGCTTAAAAGCTCTCTTTGAGCATCCCTCATAGAGTACCTTTTATAATTTTGACCTAAATCATGCTCAATAATTATTGTTGAAAATCTATATTGCAACATAGGTAGCGCTATGAGGGCTAAAAGACAGTTTCCATCGTCATGCCCATCTATATCAATTTGCAAAAAGTCAATGGTTTTTGGAAAGTTATTTTCTTTAAAGTAGTTAAGGTAGTCAAAACTTAGTGCGTCTTTATTAATACATTTGTTATTGCGGTCAGATAAGTTGTATTTCTCAGACACTTCTTTGTCAATCTCAAGAGCAAGACCTTTCCAGCCAAACTCAGATTCTAACAAAAACGTATTACTATCCGTGTATGGGTCAGCCGAGCCTAGCTCTACATAAAACCCATTTTTTTTCTCTTGCGTCATAGAGATAACAAATGACTCTTGAAACGTAGAGCTTTTACTATTTTTGTAATTAATCATGCTTAGTTATACTTGCTACTGTTGATGTGGCAAATTTCAATTTCGTTTATATTAACATGGCTTGGTAACGAACCTACCCAGTAAATGGCTTCTGCTAAATCTTCTGCAGTTAAAGCGTGGTCTCGTTTTTGTTCTTGGGTGTCGATAGTAGCTGGGCAGATATCTGTAATTTTAATGCCAAATTGAGGAAACTCAAGCCTCATTGTGTCAATTAGACCACGCTCACCCCTCTTGGCGTTTGTGTAATTTCCCCCACCGCGATAGGGCACTTTACCGCCAAAAGAGGTAATGAAGACAATTGTTGGAGATTGTGATCTTCTCATACAGGGTACAAATAGTTGAGATAGGTACATAGGGCCCGTTACGTTTATATCATAGGCTTTTCTAAAGTTTTCTGGGGTTTCATTAATAATGTGGGTTGGGCCAGAACCGCCACCCGCGTTGTTAACTAAAAGATCTAGGGTTATATTTTTGTATTTTTCAAAGAATAGTTCTATTGCTTTAGAGTCTGTTATATCTAGGCGGTATACCTCAACGTTGTCAGATACAAGTTCAGATACTTTAGAGAGGTCTCTTGAAACAGCAATGACCTTGTACCCGTTTTCAGATAAGCGTTTAACCGTTGCTAAACCAACACCCTTGCTTGCTCCAGTTACAATAGCTGTTTTCATGCTAATGAATCCAGTGTTGCGGCACCATAATCTTTTCCCCACTCTTCACTAAGTGTGCAGTGTGGTGATATGGCGGAGATGGTGGGAAAACAACAATGCTTCCAGCCTTTGGCTTGATAGCAAAAGTATAGCTTCCGTCTTGTGTTGCAATTTCAAAGTCTGGGTGTGGGCTAGCATTTTGCAGTATGCCATCTGGAGACGCTATGCTAAAAGATAGTTCTCCGCCTTCGTAGTCATCATTTAAGTACATAACAAAAGATATTTTAAGACGGTCATCTCCCTCTTGTTGGTCAAAGTGAGCGCCCATGTATGTTCCAGCTTTATACTTTTTAATTGGGTACATTGGAAATAGTTTAGGATCCTCTGTGATGCCGTGAGCTGCTGCGTAATCTCTTGCTACATCATCAAAAGCTTTTTGTAGCGTAGAGTAGATATAAGTTTTTTGTATATCTGACGGGTCTGCAAAGATACTTTTATCTGTACCATAAATATACGCCTCTCCACTACACGCCATCCATTCGCCCCAAGGATTTTCATTGTCTTGTTCAATTGCATCAACAAGTTTCTTTGGGTTTTCAATTACGTTTGTGTAATAGTAAACTTTTTCTTCAAGTATTTCTTTATCCATTTAGTGCCCCTTAGTATTTATTATTTTGATAGTGATCTTTTTCTTTAATAAAACCAACAAGAACATATCTTATTGACCCTTCGCCTACGGGCTTGACCCCGTGCTCATACTCCTCATTACCTGGAAAAAATAACATAGTTCCTGGTTTAGGCTTTAGCTGGATATCAAGGTTTGGAAAAAATAACTCGCCGTCTGCGTAGTTATCATTAATATATGCAATTGTGGCGTATTTTATAGACGGATCTGTTTTTTGGTCAGTATGTGATTTTAGCTCTACTCCTGGTTGCATTCTTTGAATTGTTGCAAAGCCGCTTAAGACCAATTTTGGGTCAGCTTTTATTACCATTGAGTTTAGGCCATCATATAAAGGCCTTTGGATCTCATGATGTAATATATTAAAGTTTTTATCTTTCCAATTTTGAGTAATTTCAAACTTACCTTCAGCAACCAAATTATCTACGTCATCTCTGCCAAACTTTTCCATGCAAAAGTGTTTTAAGTTTGCGTGGTACTCTACTTCCCAATCTTTTTGAGGTGTGCTATGTATAATATCCCAAAAAGTATCTATTTGATCTTGTGATAAAAAGTTTTCAACAGAAAATAGTTCTGGGGTAATCTCTGTAACTACGTACCCGCTATCTATTAACTGTTGTTTAAAAGATTCAATCATTTGTAATCTCCTTTACTTTGTATTTATTACCATCTGCATCTAGCTTCCAGCCCTGCTTAAGCAAATCTTGCCACTCTGCTCGTTCAACTTCTTGTTGGGCTCTAGTTTCTTTCATTTCTGCGGCCCAAGCATCTCTTAGCTCTTGCGGATAGTCTGATTCTTCTCTATCATCCCAGAAAGATCCAATGGTGTACCGTACCCCACTCTCTATTAGGGACACTTCGTGCATGTTGTTAAACCCGCCATCAAATACGGCAAGCAGTCCAACTTCTGGTTTAATCTCTATGTTCTGACTTGGGAATTTAAGTAGCCCGCCTTTAAAATCGTCATTAAGATATAGAAAACCCGCGTATCGGCTTCTTGTGAACGCGCCTGACTTCCCATGCTCATCTGTATTGTCAGAGTGAATTCTTGCGTATGCTCCTGGCTCCCATTTTTGTGTGTGATACCCAATTTTTGATATTACCTTTGGGTCTAAGTCATGAACTGAAGCAATTGCTTCGTACATTATTTTTTCAATGTCTGAGAATATAGTTGGAGATAGCCCAGCATCAACTACTTCTTTATCGTTGTCTTGTGGCAATACTGAAGAGTATGACTCATAAAATGAAATAGGCATCCAAGAAATTGCCCCGTTGTCTGCTTGAGCGTCTAAGGCTTGAATCATCTTTTTGCAGTCTTCTCTGCTTATAAAGTTCTTATAAACAACTATATCTTTTGTTATTCTTGTTTTGTTTTCCAAGTTCATTGTACTTGTGCTCCATTTAGTTATTTATAAGGGATTTATCTCCAGCAATTAACTTTTCTATTTCCTGTTGAACAAGGTTATATTCTTCTTCAAACACTTCTGGAGTTCTGCCTTCTCCCATAGCAGCAGGGGTTCCTTTAGCTATTAAATCCTCTTTAAGGGTCTTTTCAATATCATAATTTAAAACGGTACATTGGAACCAATTTGCTACAAAGCCATCTTTATCAATAAGATACTTTTCAAAGTTTCCGCCCTGCATTGCACCATTAGCAACAGGTTGATTTAGCCAAGGGGATAGGTACCCGTCTCTATCTGGAATGCCAAGTTCTTTTTGTTTTGCAGCATACGCCAGCATTTGATCTGATATCTCTTTATATAGTTCGTGAGTTTCTTTTCTTGGTTGACCTAATCCGTTTACAGAATCGTCCCCCTTATGATCACTCATCTCATTAGCACTTTTATTTGGATTTGATGCGACCAGCTCTGAGAACGCAAAAGTAGTCCCATAAGTGTCTTTGCCATACTCTTGTGAGTCTAAGCCACAAGTAATGCCTTGTGACCACTTGCCCTTAGTAACGCCAGGGCCACAGTAGTCATTAGTAGGGATAGCGACTACTTGGAAATCATCTCCACCGTACTTATCTTGAAGCCATTGGAGAACTTCCATTTGATTAGCATTGCCACAACCAACTGTTGTATTTGTTAGTAGTGTGACCTTACCTTTAAACTGGTCTAAGAAACCAGGAGCCCCGTCGGCCGAGTTAAGCGGGATATCATAAATAGATCTCATAATTGTATTATATCCGTCATTACGGTTGTCTGTCCCCTGTATGTCGGGTTATTTCCCAAAAAAATGGGCATGTAAATCTTAAACCACTTTTGATCTCAGTAACCCCGTGAATATAGTTTTTATCCCCTGGGAAAAAGTAAGCAGCGCCTTTTTTAGGCTTAAACTGCACGCCCTGTAGTGGGAAGTATAGTTCCCCACCTTCATAGTCATCGTTTAAATAGAACAAACTTGAAAGGTCATAGTTTGGAAAATCATTAGGCGTTCCCGCGTCTGGCCCCTCGTGAAGTTCTTTATCTGCATGAGGGTTTTGAAACTGCCCAGGAAGCCATTTAACAATAGTTGTGCCAGTTGGGTGAACTTCTACTTTATAAAATTCTTCAATAATTGGCCTTAGTCGTTGAAATAGCCCTGCAATTATTGGAGATATCTTTGGATCATTTTTATCTAAGGTTGGTTGAGTGGCAACCCTATCTTTCCAATAATCTGAGTCATAGGTAACTGTTCCATTCTCATTTGTATGGCTTTGCGTTACATCCCAAATGGTTAAAGATTTGGCAGCTTTCTCTAAAAACTCTATCTCTTCTTGGGTCATGAAGTTTTCTAGCTCGACAATCATGTCTTTGCTATCTCCAAACCAGCCAGATGGGGTCATAGACGGCGCTCGTTTAACTACGGTGTATGAGTCATTGTTCTGTTTCATATGTTAACTATACCATTTCCTATTCGTAGGCCCTCTTGGTCCAGACTTCTTTTTGATATACCCCGCCATCTGGTACACGGTATTTCTTACTATTTTCTATATTGCTATTCATCATTGTTTGTGTTGAAGGGATAGTGGTTTCAGCTTTCCAATCTTCCCTTAAAAAGGGGATCAGCTGAGCATAAGGGGTTCCTGCTGGTAAAACCCCAGCCCAACCCTCTTGTACAAAAAATGGAAATGACCCAGGAAGGTTAACCTCGTCGTTATCAATAATCCCAGAAACTGTCATAATTGGAAGATCATAACGATTAAGAGGCGACACGTATAAAACACTATACCCATTTGGGACTTTTACTGCCCAATCGGGCATCCAAGCAAAGTGATAGTTATAGTACCCCTCTGGATGCCGAAATTGTGGCATAGGGGGCCTTCTAGTTGCAAACCCTTTATACATTGGATCTTCAATTTTAACATCAATCTGCCCAGCGTCATCTAAGAAGAACTCTATGTCGCAAGGCGTAACCAAGCTATAGCCTGTTGTTAAAATATCAAGAATTGCGGGGCAAGCCTTCCATGTAGGGATTTTCCCATAATCGTTGGTTGTACCTTCTTTGGGAAACGGGCAAACTTCTTTTGGCGCTTTGTAGTATTCCCCAGTTGGCATCTTAGCAAATCTATCTGCATCTTTGTACCATTGTGGCATTAATTTTGAAATTGGAACTGGTTTTGATGCGCTCTCTTTAGTAAGCCAAGGCCTATTACTTATAAAATTAATTATTTTCATTATTAAACCTTGTATTGTCAATAACACTAAGTTTTAGGTTTTTTACTTCGTGGGCTCCTACTGACTCCCCCTTTTCATTTACCGCATTTCTATACCAATCCGTCCATTCGCCAAGTTTATTTACTTCTTGAGCTGCTGCTCCGTACGCACTTACAGTGTCATTATATTCTTGAGTATTGACAAAATTAACAATTTCTACTGACTCATCCTTTAAAGAAGTCAAAGATATAGGAATTATAGTTGCTATTGGGGTTCCTGTTTTAATAATGATTTCTTGGTTAGGTATTCTACATTTAATTGCTAATGGAAAATCAGTATTTAAAAATGAAGTGGATATTAAAGAAGATACTACTTCAAAGTTTTCATTAAAATAGTTTTGAGGGGTAATTGTAAGTACGCTTACATCCTGAGCAGTTCTTAGAATAAACCCAGTGTTAAAACTAATTGTAGCCTGCCCTCTACCCGTGTAAACGTACTCTGTACCTTCTAAAATTGTTACGTTATCGCTACTTGTATCATTTACGCCATTCCAAATAAACTTCAAATCTATTGGCAAAGAGATAGCCCAACCAATAACATTAGCAGAGGTTACTGGGTGACACCTATAAGCATGGCCTTGAGGGGTTTCATCCATCCAGTCACGTTTAATAGACATCGGCTCTATGTTTAATGCCGTTGGTGTTCTTTTATAAGCTGTGATAATTGACATTATGATCCAGTTTCTTGATACATTTCTGCGGTATGGTACTTCTCGCTGTAATCAAGCATTGTTACTAATGAGTATTTTGTTCCAGAGTGAACAACCTTTGCTTGGTGCGGGTACATAAAGTTTGACGGGAATAGCACAACATCCCCAGCCTTTGGGATATAGGTTAGCCCTTGAAGCCTAAAGAATAGCTCTCCGCCTTCATAATCATCATTAATATAGGCAACCAAAGATAGAGTACAGTTATACGAGAACCCGTGGTCATGGTGCTCCATAAAGTGTTGACCAGGCTCGTACTTGATGTAGTTAAAGGCTTCCCAGTACCTTAAGTTATTAATGTTAAAACGCTTGCAATAATCCTCTACTGCTAACTTTTGCCTATCATAGCAATCTTGCCAAATCCCCTGTAGTTGAGCGGATGCTTCAGATTTATCGTTTTGAATATCTGTTTTTTTAAATTTAAAGTCAACGCAGTCTCTATATTCTGGCATTCTTTGCATATAGCCTACGTAAGCTGGTTGCCAATTATAGTGGGGGCTATCACTACCCAAAACTTGTTCTAACCTATTAATGATGTCTAACTCTGTTGGCAGAACGTCGTGGTAAACAAAGATGCCTGGACCAATTTCTTCGTAGCTGCTCCAGGGTGCTGATATTGTAGTTTCTGCATTCATATGTTCTCCTATTTTAGTTGTGGCTCAAAAGGTTTATATCTGTCATAACAACAACACAATATTTTGTTCCTGTTTTCATTGGTAAAGAGGCATGTTCGTAGATATAGTTTGAGGGGAAAATAGCTATATCCCCAACCTTTGGAGTATGCACAAAGTTATCTAATCTTGGAAACTTAATCTCTCCGCCTTCGTAATCATCATTAATATAGATTACCGCAGAAACGGTACAGTTATAAGCAGGGCCGTGATCGGCATGAATATTAAAGTGAGTGCCCTCACCTTCATACTTTACAAAGTTAAACGCTTCATAATACGTAACATTTATGCCCCAGTAATGGGCATAGTCGTCCATACACATTTTTAATTTTTGATATATCTCTTCATGAAGGTCAATTAAGTCCGCATTAGACTCGTCCCTTGGCCCTAGGTTCTCTTGTTTATATCTAAAATCTACACAGTCTCTTGCCTTTTTGATCGGTACGTCAGAGTTTGTTACTTGAGCCTCTGACCATTTATACTTGCTACCAGTAGACAGGTTAGACTCAAGCGTATTGATGTACCTTTTAGAGTCATCTAAAGAAAAAGTATTATGATAAACATTTAGCCCCAGTCCTGGGTTGCTAATAGTGATATCGCTTTGAGGCATTAGCCTTGCAACTCTATCTGAAGCCGTCTCAGACCTATCCTTTGTAAACCAAGGGTTTTCATTTTCATTATAAATATCCATAGGGCCCCCTACCACTTATCAATTGGGCAAGTAGCAGTCGCCATAGTAGTTTTTATTTTCATAAAACATCCGCATTTTTTACATTGAGAGGTTAATTTAATTAGTTCAGGGCAGGCCTTGCAGATATCAAATCTATCTTTTGCAACCGATCCTTCTACATATTCTGTTTTTGGGTTTAGTAAATCCCAAGGCTTTGCTTTTCTATATGCTTCCATATCGTTAAGCGCTTCTTTATTTTTTTCTTTATATATTTCCCACGCTGATTTTTCTGACATCTTATACTCCAAGTTATAAAAGTTATTTAATTACTTACAAAACCAGTTTCAACAGTGTACGTCCAGCCAAGTTGTACATCTAACTCAGCTGGGATCTCTACCGCTAAAGGGTGGGATGCCATAATTGCCCACATACTTTCGTCTGAGGCCACCACTAATACTAATCCATCTTCCGATTCAATTTCAAAAAAGAACATAGAGCTTTCTTTTTCTACTCTTTTTGCCTCAGTTACATCTCTAAATTGATAATTTCCAAATATAATTTGAGGCATAGGTGGCCCTAAACGCATTATTTTTTCAACTACACCGTCTAAAATAAGAGCTGTGTTAGTTTGATCATTAGCAAACCTAACTAAATCAGGATTTTTATCTTCTGAAATAAGCCCTCCATTAGCATTTAAAGCCATATCAAAAACCTTTCTTTTTGTGGGTAAAGCATATCACGCATGAATTGTAATTAACAAATATTTACTAAATTTTCACCATTGCATACGACTCCGCATGACCCGAAACAACATCCATATGTGCAAGCGCCTGCTCCTGAACAACAAGCTCCGTTGCCACCGCCACAAGCGCTATACATGCTTGCACAAGAAGGGAATGAAGGTGGGAAGAATGGTGGGAAAAATGGTGGGAAGAATGGGAAAAACGGTGGGAAGAACGGTGGGAAGAATGGGAAGAACGGAAAGAACGGTGGGAAGAATGGTGGAAAGAACGGGAAGAACGGGAAGAAAGGTGGGAAGAAAGGTGGGAAGAACGGGAAGAATGGCGGGAAGAATGGCGGAAAGAACGGGAAGAATGGAAAGAAAGGCGGGAAAAACGGCGGGAAGAACGGGAAGAAAGGTGGGAAGAAAGGCGGGAAGAAGGGGGATAACGTAGTAATAGATCCAGATGCGGCAGAGGCAATGCTTGTTCCGTTAGCGTTTGTTGCGGTAACGGTATAAGTCTGAGATGTTCCGCCAGTGTCAGCAATAGTAATTGGAGAAGTAGAGCCTGTTCCAGTAGTAGCATCGCTGCCTGTTACGGTAAATCCTGTAATGGCGCTGCCACCAGTTGCTGGGGCTGAGAAAGCAATTGAGTTTTGATTAACTCCAGCAGTTGGGGTTGGGGCAGACATAGTTGCAGGGACTGTTGTTGCGGTAATAGAGTTTGATGCCGCAGATGCTTGAGAGGTTCCCGCAGCATTAGTAGCTGTTGCGGTAAATGTGTAGGCTGTAGCAGACTGAAGTCCAGCTACTGTAACTGGAGAAGATGACCCAGTTCCTGTATATCCGCCAGGTGATGAGGTTACAGTAAATGATGTAGCAGCAGGCGATAGTGCAGGCAAAGAAAATGTAACTGTGGCAGCGCCATTGTTAAAGGCTCTGCCTGTTCCAACATTTGTAGCAGTCCCGATTGTTGGTGCTAATGGCTCTAAAAAGTCGTTTGATGCCGCGGAACGTTTACCCGTCTTCTTAGCCATTTATATTTCCCTATTACGCTGTCAGATCGCCGTAAACAACCCAGGTGTTTTCTGCTCTTTTGAAAAGAGTTGCAGTTGACCACTGTGTTCTAAGTTTTAATCCTGGTGTTGAATTTACGGTTACTCCAGCATCTCCTGCAATTGTTACTTGACCTGTTGAGGTTTGAAGAATATCAATTGAGGTTCCAACTGGGAAGGCTACTGCTGAGTTTAGTGGAATTGTAATTGTTGCTGCAGATCCTTTTGCAACTTCAATTAGTGAATCTCTTTCAGTTAATGCTGATAGTGTGTAAGAATCTGTCTTTTGAATAATTGGTGTACGAGAAGGAGTTCCTTCTTTTGTCTGTGTGCCATCAGTAAATATAAATCCACCAGCAGTTGAGCTAATAACTGCAGTTCCATTTACCTTTAGGTCTTTTCCTGAAGCAAGGTTGATGTGCTCTGAAGAGGTCCAAGAGTCTGTTGCATCTACCCAGTTAAAGGTTTTGTCTGTTGCGCCTTTAAGGGTAATACCGCCACCATCTGCAGTTACATCTGAAGGAGTAGCAACATCGCCAATTACTATGTTTTTATCATCCACAGCTAGTGTAGTTGAATTAATTGTTGTGGTAGTTCCGTTAACCGTTAGATCTCCAGAAAGAATAAGTTCTGCTGCGTTTACTGTTCCTGTAAAAGTAGGTGATGCAAGAGGTGACTTTGCATCTAACTGAGTTTGAATAGCTGAAGTTACGCCATCTACATACCCAATTTCAGTTGAAGAAACTGTTGAAGATATTCCAAGCTTTGTCCAGTCAATTGCTGCTGTTGCATTAATGTCTGCGTTAAGAATGGTTCCATCAAGAATCATTGTGCTTGTTACAGCGCCCGAAGGCAGGGTTACAGTACCTGTAAATGTTGGAGAGGCTAGTGGTGCTTTAGTATCTATCTGTGTTTGAATAGCTGAAGTAACACCGTTAAGGTATTCAATTTCAACATCTGACACGTTAGCAACTACTGCTTGTTTATTGTTTAGCTGGGTTTGAATAGCTGAGGTAACGCCATCTAGGTATCCAATTTCAGTATCTGACACATTAGCAACAACTGCTTGCTTATTGTTTAACTGTGTTTGAATAGCTGAAGTGACACCATCAACATAGTTAAGTTCTGTTACGCTAAGAGTAGCGCCATCAAGAATGTTTAATTCTGCAGCGGTAGACGTAAGTCCAGCTAAAGTATTAATCTCAGCTGAAGTTGCGGTAACTCCAGCAAGTTTATTTATCTCTGCTGTAGTTGCTGTGACCCCATCAAGAATGTTTAATTCTGTTGCAGATGAGGTTAAACTTGTAAGGACATTTATTTGTGCGGTTGTTGCTGTTACGCCATCAAGAATGTTTAGTTCTGCGGTTGAAGATGTTACGCCATCAAGAATGTTTAGTTCGGCTGTGGATGAGGTAATCCCATCAAGAACGTTTAACTCTGTAGAGGTTGCTAAAAGAGCAACTGCTTCGTTAACATTTGGAGAAGTTAAAGTTTTATTGGTAAGCGTTTCTGATCCAGCAAGTGAAGCAACATCAGCATCTGACACTGCTGTATTTAATTGAGCAAGCGTAGCGGTTACTGTATTTGAAGTTAAGTTAATTGTTTTATTTGTTAGTGTCTCTGTGCCATCAAGTGTTGCAAAGTCTGCGTCTGACATCGCCGCATTAAAGTTAGATTTTGTACCAGTTAATGTATTTGAAGTTAAGTTAATTGTTTTATTAGTCAATGTTTGAGTAGTATCAAGTATGGCAACTGTTCCAGTAGCATCTGGAAATGTAATAACTCTATCTGCTGTAGGGTCTACAACTTTAAGGCTAGTTTCAAAATCATTTGCTGTGGAGCCTTCAAATTTAACTTCATTCTGAACTTCAAGCACTGTACTATTAATAATAGTTGTTGCTCCCGATACAGTTAAGTCTCCTGATACCGTTACATTTCCGCCACCGTCAGCAAGAACTACTGTTCCTGTGGCATTTGGGAATGTAATTGTCCGATCAGCGGTGGGGTCAGTAACTGTTAAAGTTGTTTCGTGAGCATCTGCTGTTGCGCCTTCAAATACAAGGTTGACACCAGTGTCCAGGGATACGGTACCTGTGAAGGTCGGTGAGGCTAGGGGTGCTTTTAAATCAAGAGCTGTTTGTGTTGCTGTGGATACTGGCTTATTAGCATCGGTTGTATTATCAACACTTGATAGACCAACGTCTGTCTTTGTAATTCCAGTAGGTGTATTGATTACTGGTGATGTAAGAGTCTTGTTAGTAAGGGTTTGTGTATTAGTTGTTCCAACTACCGCACCAGTTGCGCCATGAGCTACTGTAAGGTCTGCGTGTGTTGTAACATCTGAAGTAAGTGCTACTGTGCCAGTTGCATCTGGAAGTGTGATTGTACGATCAGCTGTAGGATCAGTTACCGAAACCGTAGTTTCAAAAGTATTATCTGTTGCGCCTTCAAATGTGATACTTGAACCAAATGATGGATTTGCTGTTGAATTAGCATCTAAAAAGTAATCAAGGGCTATCCAGTGATTTATTCCGTCACCGATTTTAAACTTATTTGTATCGCTTTCAAATCCGATTTCGCCCGCGTTTAGGATAGGACCGTTGCCACTGTTAGTAGAGATCCACTGCGCCGCAGTGCCCCTACGCTGTTGCATTCTTGTTGCCATTTTAGATGTCCTCCCAGACCTTTACTACTATATCAGAGACTTGCGCCGTCGTAACTACTAGCCCAGGATGTTGTATCGTAAAATCCAGCATCTGCTGTAGATAGAAAGAAGGTTTCGTCATAAAACCCTGCATCTTCAAATACAAAAATAATTAGTCCAGTACCATCGACCGCGGTGTCGTGAATATGTTGTCTAAGGTCGTCTGCAAAATTAGCAAGCACAATCCAGTCAGCAGCTCCTGCAGAATAAACAGATAGATGACTTGATACTGTGTTAAACCATAACTGCCCATCTACTGGAGAACCTGGTGCGGATGAGGCGGCGGCAGCAATACCACCGCCAGCACCACTAGATGCAGCCCAGGCTGTGCCGTTATAGCTGTAGAGGGTTGAGTCAGCCGTATTAAAGTACAAGTCACCCGTGCGTAAAGTAGGCGTGCTCGGAGCACTAGCTAGTGCAGGAACGTTTACAGGTACGAGCGATTTACGGCTCATGGGTTATCCCTGTACGGCTACGCGGAACTGATCAGTTGTAGGTGCTACTGAGAACTTAACTGTGATGGTGTTTGTAGTTGTGTGTTCAATATCTGCTACTACTTCAGCGTATGGTGAAGCGACTTCGTAGAGAGCAACTGTTACATCGCGAGTACCTAAGTTGTGTGTGATTGTGTAAGAGGTAGCTGATCCATCTCCAAGGCTAACTGCGTACTTGCGAACAACTACCGCGGTGTCAATTGCTACATCGTTAGCATTAACCGTAATACCAGTGCCTGCACCAACGTCAAGAGTGTTAGCTGCCTTAGTTAGACCAGCACCAGCTGTGATTTGGCCAAGACCTGTAAACTGAGTAAAGACAAGAACGGTAGTTCCAACAGTAACTGTTCCGTTGTTTGTAAGTGTCCACGCTGAGTCTGCGTTGACAGTGCCTTCTTCTACAAATACTGCAAAAGAAGCTGTGATTTCAGCTGCGGTATCGGCATCAGTTGCTCGGGTAGGGGCACCAGAAGCGTTTACTGTATAGATACCGTTCTCTGATCCATCCGCTTGGTCTTTAACAAGAACGCGGTTACCTGTGGCAAGAGTTACTCCGTCAAGAGTATCTCCGTTTTCAAAAGCTGTTGCTAAAGTAACAGCTGCTGTTGTTGCCACACGAACAGAGGCTTTCCAATCAATACCAACAACAGCTGCGTCAACGTAGCCCTTGTTAGCGGCGTCTGTTGCAGTTGTAGGTGTTGCAAGGTTTGTAATCTTTTGGCTGTTAAGATCTACTGAAGCAGTAGCTACAGCAAAATCGTGAAGCTTGTTTTCAACGCGAGCTAAAGTACCGTCAGCATTTGGCACATAGATTGTGCGATCTGCGGTCGGGTCTACAAATGAGAGCGTAGTTTCGTAGGCATCTGCAGTAGCGCCTTCAACAACGATTGACCCATCTGAAAGAGTAAGACCTGAAATTGTTGGGCTAGTAAGTGTCTTGTTAGTAAGAGTGTCGGTTGTATCTTGACCTACAAGAGTTGTTGTAAGGTCTGGAAGAGTGATTGTTCGATCTGCTGTTGGGTCACCAGCTGTAAGGGTGGCTTCAAATGCGTTGGCTGTTGCACCTTCAAAGACGATGTTAACGCCAGTATCAAGTGTTACTGTGCCAGTAAAAGTTGGGTTAGCTGACGGAGATTTAGTATCAATCTGTGTCTGGATTGCAGAGGTTACGCCGTCTACATAATTAAGCTCTGTAGTGGTAAGGGTAGCGCCGTCAAGGATGTTAATTTCCGCAGCATCTGCGGTAACACCGTTAAGACCAATGGCTTCAAATATCGTACCGTTATAGATACGCATTTCATTAGATACGGTGTTGTAATAGATTTGACCAAGGACAGGACTTGCTGGGTCAGTTGCTAGGTTTTGAACTTTAGCGTTTTGAAGCTCGTTCTTACCTAAATCAAGTGCGGTTAAAAACTTACGTGCCATTTACCTTCTCCTTTAAGAAAGATACGCGTTGCCGCTGAATGCGCCAGTAAAAGTAACGGTAAGGGAGTTCACGCTCGTATAGACAATTTCGCCCTCTACGATTGAACCGCCTGAGTCCTGAACGGTAACGTTAGGTTTCCACCCCAAGTTATGAGCAATAACCCAAGTAGCTGAGGAAGTTCCCTGCGTATGATGATACGCGACTGCGGGGGAGTTTATACCGCTAACTACAATATCGTTTATAGTTATTGATGGTGCTGCTGGCGGCGTAACTGTAACGACAATAGGAACGTGAGTAGGAATTGTCATATTAATCCAATGTTACTTGTTGTTGAGTAAATATTTGGCCTCTAACATACGTCTGCTCAAAGTTGGGGTCAGAATCCATAGTCGCTTGTAGATCCCAAAAGGCTCGCACAGGCATGTACTTAGTAGCACTTGATGGAAGAGTTAATAGAATAGTTCCGTTAACAGCGCTGGTTTTAGTAATTGTAAATGTTGCGTAAATAGCTGGGCTATTTGGATAGGTTCGTACTTGAGCTTTAAAATTTAAATTAGTTACATCAAATGGGAAATCAAATGTGCCCGACCAGTTATCACCCTGATAAAGAATAATGTCATAGGTGCCCGCGTAAGAGGGTAGTGGGGTTCTCCCCTTCAAATCATTATTAATATAAATACGCTCTGGTTTGCGAGAATCATCAATTTCTTGAGCTAGGTAGATAGGGACTAGCTTGTTAGTTGTTCGTGAGACTCTGCGTAGAGTGCCCATCTCCAACCGCCACAAACCAATGTTAAGTGCGGCGCATAGTTGCTTGTACTGCTCTACACGTTGGGTAATAATTCCAGTTAACTGGGTATAGCGCTGTGCGCGTGGGATTACAACCCCATCTGGAGCAGTGATGTTAATGTCAAAAGCGGCGTCAGTTGCGAGTGTCCATAGGCCCTCAATAGCCGACAAAATGGCCACAGGGTACTCTTCAACAGGCGGTAGAGAGGCTAGGGTTACTTGGGTACCAAACTGGTCTGTACGGTTGTCTGTGTGCTGTAGAACGGCCGTGTTAATGAACTCTTCAAGTTCGGTATCTAGGAAGTATCTTGAAGACATGCCTTCAACTACAATTGCAGCGTTAAGGGCTGGGGCGGTTACAAAGTGAATGACGCCAATACCACTTTCAAGGGTATAGCCAGCTGGGTACGCAATAGCCGTGCCCGCTACAGTTACATATAGCCCTGTTAATTCAACAGGTTTTGCATTTAAATAGAAGCTCTTTTCAGAGCCTGTACCTGTATCGGTAAACTTAAACTGCTTTTTAGAGTCTCCTAATTCAGTACGAACTCGTGCTACCAAGTCTGCAAGTAGGGCCATTATTAATCCTTACCTTTCAGGTTACATGGTGTCACTTTTTAAAGAAAAAGTCTTAATAAACGAAGAAGCGGGCCCGAAAGCCCGCCCCCCGCGTCTAACTGATTTAGATTACGCCTGCGAGGTAGCCTTTTTCCTTAAGGTGTTGAGCTACTTGTTTAGTGACTTTGTACTTTTGACCAGCTTTGAAGTTGTAGTTATTGCCTGCGCCAAGCGTCATGTTTTCAATTGTTTCAATAACACGAATTTCAACTGTGTCATTTGAATCACCTACGGTGATTACTTCATCAACAATTATAGTTTGACGGTCTGGCGTAGTAGCATCAATAACTTCTGTTTCAAGTCGTACAGCGGCAGTAGCCGATGCCATAGACATCTCTGCTGCTCGTTCCTGCATAACTTCTAGATTATCTTCTAGTTGCTGCTCACGCATGCGACCAGTTACATCGGTGGGCTTTTTTGTAGCCATTTATATTCTCCTAATTAGTGACTGTGGAAGGGTGTGATGGGGCGAGAGTGCGGGCGTGGTTTCAGCCCTTGCTTATCCTCGCCCCATCACTATTCAGTTGTATTAGTTGGTTTCTGCAATAACAACAGATTGATCTGTGATTAGACCAAGTCCGAAGATTGAGTACCAAGCAAGAGCGTGCTCACGACCGAAGTCAAGAATACCGCCATCGCGAAGTTCAACTGGAAGTGAGATTGCGTGACCGAATGCGTTATCTCCAATGAAGATAGCTGAATAACGATCAGAACCACCGTTGCCAGTGAATGTGGCAGGGGTTGTATAACCTCCACCAGCAGTTACTGTTGGGTTAGCAACAGCTGTGTCTGTGGTGTAAGAGGCACCAGCGCCACCAGCAACCTTGAGAACCTGTGTGGTCTCAATGAATACTGTGTCGTATAGGCGGCCAATCTCACCAAGCATGAAGTTACCTGGAGCTGCGTACTTTGTGACTTCAATAAATTCTGGATTGTCACGAAGCTTACGGCTTTGGTGTGGGTGAATAAAAGCAACATATGTCTCACCTAGGCGAGGGATGTTCTTTGTAGCAAGTGTCTCAACTGCGTCTTTAACTGTCTTTGTTGTTAAGTTAAACGCGCCTGTCATAGAAGCACGGGATGTTCCCTTTGTGCCGTCTCCATACCAGTCATTTGCGGCTGTAAGACCTGAGCGGTCTTCACCGTAAATTGTTGAAGTTGCTGCATAAAGTGTGTCGCGTGAAAGCTGATCTAGATAGATAGCCATGTTACGACCTAGAAGACGTGAGGCTGAAGCCATTACGTCATCAAATGAAGCGTTTAGAAGTAGCTCTGAAACAGCAAGAGCATAACCATGCTCAGATACTGTGATTGAGAACTGTTGTGCTGTTAGTGCGTTAGTTTGCATACGAACGCCTTCAACGAGTGAACCCGCAAAGCCGAGGTTGTTATAACGCATAAAGTTAATCTGAAGACCAGGCGCTACGCCTAGTTCTGTCTTCTTAACTGCAAACTGCTCAAAGCGAAGGATTGGCATGGCCTGGAAAAGAATTTCCTTAGACCAGATTGTCTGAATCGCTTGAGTCAGTTGGGTATTGGTACCTGAGTACGCGGTAGGCGCAGCGGCTAAATTGCCAGTACCTGTAATGGATGATGCCATTTAAATTGACTCCTTGTTAGATTTTGGGTTGGGGGTTAACCGAACAGCCCGCGAGACTTCCCACGAGCGGTGTCGCTCATGAGTCGTTCTCTATATTTTGCGTATTCGTTCATCGGCATTGCCGCAATTTCTTGTGGCGTAAGGGTACGTTGCTCCATATTAGTTTCCAGTGGTCCAGCGGGAGGAGCAGAAATGCTCGTTCCCTTCATTTCTTTTCTGGCGGTCTGCATAGCAGATTGCGCAGATTCAAGAATACTTGCTGAACGTTCCTTCAATCGTTCTACGCTTTCAGCGATCTCTTCGCGGGTATTACCCTGAATAAAATCAACTAGCTGCGGAATGATATTGTCACGTTCTTCTTCAACTACTTGCGTACGATAAAATTGTAAATCTGCATATAACTTTTCTTGCTCCAGAAGAGCGAAGGCTCGTTCGCGTTCGGTACGCTCACGCTCCAACTGCTCCTGCAACTCTGACAATCGAGCATCTGCATATGACTTGGAATCTAGTTCCGACAATGCTTCTACTCTTGCCCGTTCTGCTTCTGCTTGCGCGTCTGCAGTACGACGAGATGCTTCTTCTTCTTTTTCTTTTCGTAGCGAATTAAGTTCTTCCTTCAAACTTTCAATTTGAGGGTAGAGCTTATCCTTTTCTTGATGTCGGACTCTTGCTAAATCTTCGTCAGTATAAAACTTATTAAGACTAGTAGAATCAGTAACAGTCGGCGCGTCAACGCCCGACACATTTACAACTGGAGCTGTATTAGCTTCTGCTTCAAAAGCAGCTGCCATAGTTTCTGCATTTTCCATTTTTATACATCCTTTATATCCTAGGGGTCGTTGTCCGAAGTAAGAGCACGAGTGACCAAACGTTGTATTACGAGTTTATTTTCTCTATCCCTATGAAAAATTACAGGCTAAACACCTTTAATTTTCATAGCCTTCTGGAACACGCCTCTGTGGGAGTTGGGTTCCATAAGCTTGTGTGACGAGGTTGCCGCGCAAGGCTTGGTCGCCCATCTGTGCGGCAATAGTTGCGTCGTCAATTACTGGAGGTAATACAGACTGAGGAACTCCTGCTTCAGGGCCTCCGCCGCCTACAGGCTGAGCTGGGCCTCCGCCAGGCCCTAGCTGTGCTGACTGCATACCAGTTAACATCATGATGTCATTTTCAATTTGAGTCTGTACCAACTTAAGAGCGCCATCAGATTTAGCATCTTCAATAAGTTCTTGACGAATTTCTGTAAGTTTTGCCGCTGGGAACTCTTCCCCAAGTGCTCGTAGGGCACCTTCTTTAGATTCAAGGCCTAGAGACAGCTTGCTTTGAATTTCGTTAAGTGCAATAAGTTTATCTAGAGGCAGTGGCTGTGGGAAATAAACATAGTTTTGAAAGGTTATTGGGTCGTTAGGGTCTAACTGAGCAGCCTGGCCTTGTTTTAGAGGCACAGTGCTGGAATTAGGATCCCAAATAAATGTTTCAGGTTCTTTGACTGCAAGGCTTACAAGGATTAATTCATTAACTCTTTCCAAACCATGCGCGTATTGAATAATCTTTTGATGATAACGGTTCATTAAAGGCTGGAATTGAATAGAAAGCGCCACACCAGAGGTGTTAGAGATTGGTTGTGCTTGACCAAGAGCAGTCTCAGGAACACCAATCATCTCGTGCATAGACTTCTTTAGCAAAGCCATGAAATCCATGGCGCCTTTTAGGCCTTGTGACCCGCCCTCAAGGTTTTCTACCTTAGCGTCTTTTGGAAGCCCGCCCCAAACTTTATTAGCACCCTTTTCTAGCTGAGATGCCTTTGCTCCAATGATGACCGTAACTGGCGCTGCGTGGTAGTTAACAATGTCCGCAATATCCGTAGCGGTTTCATTGTATGCACGGTTAATGTTAATAATGTCATTGCAATCTGATAGGCCCCAAGGAGAACCAGATATACGAACGTTTGGAATATGAACAACAGGGATAGTGCCAAGCGGGTTAGGGCGAGAGTCAATAAGCTCATCGTTGATATATTCTTCAATGATGTCGTCTGTCAAAATCTCTGTGTAAGTAAAGACTTGACGTGTTCCTTCTAGTGATGTTCCCCAGAAACGATACTTAAGCTTGAAACGAATTAAACGCTCGCGGTCATGGGGGTGAAACTCTGGAAAAGCAAAAGATGAGTTAAGTGGAAGAACGCGTACACGGCCAGGATGGTTTCTACCAGCTGGGTCAACCCAGGCTTCTTCGTAAGCTACTTTGATAAAACAATCTCCAGAAACAGAGCCTTGCTGCCCAATCTCCCAGAGCACTGTAGCTTTGTTGTTATCTACTTCCCAAACGCGTTCAAGTAAATTAGGAACAATAGCTTCTGTTAGTTTAGATGAGCGAAAATTAACGCCCTTACCAAATGTAAAGTTAATTAAAAAGTCTGTAAATGCTCTGTAATAGTTGAGCATGATCTGTGCTTCGCCTGTTTGACGGCGGTATGAATAGTGATGACCAAGGTACATTGCCCAGTTAAGAGAATAACGGTTTAAACGAGGGCCGTGTACTTCAAACTCTTCATCTGCAAGCTCAACAAGTCCAAGTGGGGAGATGGAGATTGTTAGGTCAGAAGAGGCTGCACGATAACTCGGAGGCGAGAAATCAATACCGCTCACCAATCACCTCTTTCAAAATAAGTAAAACTCAATGTCGATATATTAACATATCGACAGCTTATATGAAGCGTTCGCCTCGGATGTTGCCTTGCCCAACCTTCTTGGTTATTTTCTTTTTTCTTTGCTCTTCTTCTTTGTCACGTTTTTCTTGAACGTAGTCGCGAAACCTAGGGTCTATATCTTTCTTAGATTTAACGTATTGACCACCCATTTGGTTGTATTTAGCATGAATCCAGTGGCCGCGAGCGGGAGAGTTTTTAGAAAACTTTGCTCCTGCTTGAGCAGTAACCATGTTCCAAAGTTTAGGGTTAGCAGCAACCTGCGTTGGAGTTTCTTTTGCTTCTCTACCTGAGATGAGTGCCATTTATAATCCTTAGATAGGCAGCCGCCCCCTGCCGCCACGTAAGGGGCAGGGGGAACGGCTTGCTATTTAATTTATTAGTCTTGAACTACAGCAGGATTAAGAGCCTGTTGATGAGCACCATTGCGGAATACCTCTTCAAAACGGTTATCGCCATGGTCAGCAAATGCGCCAGCAGAAAAATCATTTAAGCTGTTTGGGGCTTCTACCCAAGCTGCAGAACCTACGTGAGCACGCTCGCGCATTGTTTCTTCTGGAAGCTTTTCAAATACGTTTGCATTACGGTTTGGGCGGCCAGGTGCAGGCATATAACCTTGCATTGCGCCTTCTGTAAACGATTGTGGAACATCGGTATCAGTTGCGATACCTTCTTCAAAACGTAGTGGGCCGCGTTGTCCTGGGACAGCGCCTGTCATCTTACGGTCGTAAGTTGTATCCGCACTTTCTGGAAAACGTGGTGCTGGTGAGATTGACATATAAACTCCTAAATTGGTTTGAGGACCTCAGTCAATAGTGTGCTACGTAAGTAAGACAAAATCAGGCTAAAGTCATAACTATCTATAAAACGGTGAACTCGAAACCTCAACTGATGGCATAGTTAAATCCATGGTTAGGGCCACAGCAATAGCTAAAGAGTCGGCGTAGTCATCATGAGCATGTGCTTCATCTGGGGCTTTAGCTAAGAAGTTAGGGCCCTGAAACTTAGTCTCTAGATCTGTCATCTGCTGGTAGAACCGCTTCCAGGTACGTAGGCGGCGAGTTTTTGCGTGAGCAGGCCACCCAACCATACGTCGGTCAATAAGTGCTTTAAGATGCTTCCACCGCTTTGACTGTTCGGGCTGGCTACTGCCAATTGAATAAACCTCAGATTTTGGTAAAAGCAGTTTAAGTCGTTGAGCTACTGCGTCACCAACACCGTTAGCGTCTACGCCAACACCTAGCACATCGTAGCTACTTAAGAATTGAACAATCTGAAAATATTGATCTTCCCAATCGTCACCTTGGATCTCTAACCAATTAAGGACGCGATGGTCAAAATAACCAAACTCATCTGGGCGATCCCAATCTACCCACACAACAGTAACTACAGTTGAGTCAAGTTTTCGTGCGGGGTCGATTCCAACAACGACGGGTGTTCGGTGCCAGGCTTTAACAGTTTCTTGGGAGGTGTCTCCGAGTTCGTCCATAATAGTTGATGTAACGAACATTCCGCGCTCCAACAACCATTTGCATGAGTACGACATCTGGAACTCATCAGAATCCTCCCCTACACGAAGCATTTCTTTTTTAATAAACTTACCGTAGTTTTCGTTAACCTTAGCCACATCTCGCCAGTCCCACTCAAAATGATTCTGTCTAGAACGTGCGCCTGTCTGTCTACGCTTGTTTAATTGAATAGAACGATAAAAATTATTCTTGTGCGTAGTCGGGGTACCAGTTTTAACCATGGTCCCTGAGTAGTACGCAAGCATTGGGGAGATGGACTTTGACACTACAAAGTCATCTGCCTCTTGGCACTCGTCAATAACAATAAGGTGAAACGACTTAGATTCAATCTTTGCGCGGGGGTTAGCTGTCATCATCATTAGAGATGAGCCAGAGTTCTTAAGTTTAATCTGCCGTGTAACGCCTGGAACTTTTCCTAGAGAATCGTCAATTTCAGGATCACCCAAGATCTCTAGTGCGCGCTCTGATGTAAGGCGGTTTACTGTACGACCAAATAGTGTTTCTACCTGACCCTCAACAGGGGCAAACATACCGATCCACACACCATTAGCAAACTTGCCTAATAGGTCTGGGTACATCTTTGCTAAGCGTGGAAGTAACACCATAAGCGCAGCAACTGTATTAGCAATAGTTTCTGATTTGCCTGACTGACGCGCAGCAAGTGCGGTAATTTCTTCACCGTCGTTAATGATTACAGATTCAATAACACGACGCGCAAGAGGCATTTGATAAGGGTGTAGCTCATGGCCTACAAGCGCAGTTTGAAACTGAATACAACGATCTACAAGTTTGTTAACAAATTCTTTTGAGAGCTCATCAAGCTCTTCAATTTCTTCTTCGGGCGCAAGGTCTTCTTCTTCATCGGGGAAAAACTCGTCTTCATCCATTGCTGTGTTCATTGTGTTCCCTAGTCTAGGTGAAAACAAAAAGCCTGGGCGTTTAAACCCAGGACCTTTTGATTGCCATCACGGGGGAGAGAAGAGAGGCAAGAGAATCTTAGCACAATTGTCGACAAATTGATTTAATGGCGTGTTGTTCGGCGGTTTAACTCATCTATAACCGCGTGCAAGGCTTCCGCCCCTAATAAAGCCTCATTTAAGAACATAGGTTCTCTTTGTTTTGAGTACGCGGTCATGCAACGGCCGATCTCATACAATGATTGATCAACCCACTGCTCAAGCTCTGCGGTAGGGATCTTAGATACTCTATTAGATACCTTTTCAGAGAACGGCTTTAACCAAGGCTCTTTCTTTTTAAAAAGCTTCATCAAATAACCCATCCTCTGGTTTCCAAGCAACTCTAGCTTTCATAGCGTCAGATAGTATCTTATCAATCTTATCTTCATCTTCCCAGTCAATTTGAGGGCGCTCAACCCACAGGCCTAAATAAAAACCTGGCTCTGTAAATGGGGCTCGCATTACCAAACACTTACCTTTTCTGTAAGGCATTTCAGTTTCTTGGGTAGTTCCTATTTCAAAAATAGGTAACACTTTTTTATGCCAGTAGCGTAACTTTCCAACGTATAGGGGCCCGTATGATTTCAAATT